GATTTCAGAATTAGGATTGTTCTTGTTTGTGTATTTGGTATACATATATTTTAAAAAATTTTGATTGGAGGTTTTTAATTGGGTAGAGAATATTTAGGTGATGAGGAATCAGTAAAAAAATTTTGGGAGAATGTAGTAGATATGTGTAATCGTAGAGGAACTACAATTACAAAATTATCTCTTAAGTTAGGGAAGTCACCTAACCACATATCAAACATGAAAAGTCAAAATATTAATCCGACTTTAGTGAAAATAAAAAATATTGCTGAAGCTCTAGGAATAGGCATTACAACACTTTTTAAAGGGATTTGAAAAAATTTTTAGTTTAGGGTTGCATTTTGCAACTCTTAGTGATACAATAAAATGGTATTAAGATAAAACAATAAGGAGACAATATCATGGATGAAAAAATTTTAGTTACATTACCTGAGCATATTGCTAACTATTTAGAGTATGTGAAAAGTTTTAAATACTCTATTATGGGTGCTTTAAACATGTCAACAAGTAAATATGTTAGTGATGGTGTAGTTAGAGGTTGGCTAGATGATAGGAATAATCAAGAAAAATTTGTAAGAGCTTGGTTAGATGGTTATAAGGTTGAAGAAAAAAAATTTCTTGTTAAGTTTAAAAATCTTGGTAATGTTTATGGTTATCTTAACTACGAAAGAGAAGCAAAAATTTTTAAATTAAGTAGTAAAGATAATTCAGTATACTTCCAAACAATATTTACAAAAACATTCCTTGAAGAAAATGGTTTTGGTTGGGTGTTTGATAGTGAAGGAGTACAGATTATTGAGGTAGAAAATGATTAAAACTAAATATTTAGTAACTAGTCAAAGTTTTCTTGACCCTGAAGAAATTGATGATTTAATTAATGATTTCTTGGAAGAAATTCCTGATATTGAAGTTATTGATATTAAGTATCAGTCAAATGTTTCTGCTGTTGCTGATGGTGGTGTAAGTGCTACTTACTTTAATAATTCAGCTTTGATAATCTATAGGGAGAAAGAAAATAATGGATACCAAAAAGAATATAAGGAAGTAGTTCCTCAATGTGTAGCTGATTGGTATGAAAAACATAAAGATAATTTAGAGGATGAGATATATTACCTGATTAGAAATTGGGATGATAAAGAAAGAACTTCAGATTTTTGTAAATGGTTTGATGATGTAGAAAATGAATCAATCAAAACCCTCGTAAACATGCACCAGTTTGGCTATGAGGTCAAGGAAGAGGCTAGATATATAGTCAAATTCAAAGGAGTTTGTGGCGACGCTAGATATTTGAATCACGAGATTGACGGCAATTGGTATATCAATAGCAGACAGGAGACACATCAGTTTCGAGTGGCCCACACCCGCAAAGAACTTGAAGCTAACGGTTTTGATTGGGTATTTGATTGCCCAGGCGTTGAAGTGAAAGAGGTTGTATAATGGATATTATTAAATATATCATTGCACACCCAGTGTATTGTGTAGCTCTAGCCTTTCTATGTATCCTAGCTTGGAATCTAGCAGGATTTAATAGTACAGCTACAAATAACAAGCGTAGTGCGTTGATTGACAAACACTATAGAAAAAATTTTAAAAAATAATTTAAGGGCTTATAGCCCTACTGAGACAGCAAAGGTTAAAGCACAATACTGTTCTAAAAAATTAATTTTACCTTTCTTTATTTCATAACGTTACATGCGTACATTTCATTTGTCTTATGTGCTACAGGGGTTCGACTCCCCTGGCTGTCATTACCTTTTAGGTAAAAAATTTTTAAAGGAGTAAACTACATGGTTAAGTTGAAAAAACTTAGTGAGATTAAACCACATAATCTTACTACCATTTATGGTATGCCTGGTAAAGGTAAGACCAAACTAATTTCTTCCATGCCAGGAAAAATTTTAGTTGCTGATGCTGATAATGGTTTATCTACAATCATGAATGATGTAGCTGAATCAGGTCAGACAGTTGATGTAGCTACAGTTGAATCTTGGGAAGATTTCTTGGAAGTGTTGGATGAGGTAAAAAATTATGATAGCTTTGCTATTGACCATTTAACTAAAATCCAACAATTCCTATATGATTATCTTATTGAGAATGATAAGAAAGCTAAACGCATGACCTTACAACTATACGGTTATGCAAAGGAAGAGATGATTTCAGTCATTGATAGATTGGTACGTTTCGCAAATGCAGGAAAAAATATTTATGTCATTTGTCAAGAGAAACAGATTAATCTTGAAGATGAGGATGAAGACCTTCCTAAAATTATCACAGCAGACTTACAGGGTTCTATTCGTGACTATCTACTAGCTTCATGCTCTCTTGTAGCTAATGCTCGTACATATCAGAAAAAAGAAAAAGTTGATGGTAAGCCTAAGAAAGTGACTTATTATGGAATCCAACTTAGTGATTCTAATATCTACACTCTTAAGGTTCGTACACCTGAAAAAAATTCTGTTCCTGATAAGCTCATCAATCCTACATGGAATGATATTAATAAAGTCCTAGGAGTGACTGAAAACTCATCTGCTCAGACAGTTAAAACAAAAAAATCTAAAACAACTAAAAAATCTAAAGGATAATAACAATGAAAATCAAATTTGAAAATGCTGAAGGTATCAAAGACGGAATCCATGAGGTAAAAATTACCAAGATTAAACGTGTTAAGCTCGGTAAGGACAAGAAATCTGCTACACAAGTAACATTTGTTGGTAAGTCATTGACTATGTCAAGTAATTTCTTTGACAACTACATCTCAGGTCAATTGTTCCAAAGTATGGTTCGTGCTGTTGGTTTTGAAGACTTTGATGTTACTGTAGATGAAATTGATTCTGAAGACCTCATTGGTGAATCATTGAATGTTGAGGTAGCACCACAAGAAGGAAATTCTAAGTTTAAAGAAATCAAAAATTACCTTCCTATTGGTGATGAAGATGACCTTGAAGATGATGATGAGGAAGAAGACGAGGACGAAGAAGAGGAAGAGGATGATGAAGAGTAAAGAGGAAAAAATGCAAGCTATTGCTTACAACATCTCTAAGCTCTTATATGTTCAAGGATGGACCCAGTTAAAGCTTGCTAAAGCTTTAGGTGTAAGTCACACTACTATCCAAAACTACATCAATCAGAAAAAACTTGCTTCTGATGCTTCCATCAAAAAACTTGCTGAAATTGCAGGTGTTACTGAAGAAGAATTTCTTATTGAAGGGAGTTTCTAAATGCAAGCTAAAGATTTAAAAGTAGGTGACATCTTCCGTGTAGATGAACCAGGTTATGCTAATGAACCTTTGGAATGTGTAGACATTCAAGAATATCATGTAGTTTATCAACCACTTAATACTTCTAAATTATTTAACATGTCTAAAGGTAATAAGGTTGTTATCTTAGAACAAGATGAAGAAAAAAATTCTGATTCTGAAGTACATAACCCACAACGCTATAATACTAACAATGTAGAATGTTGGGATTTTATTGCTAAGTATGAGCTTGATTACTTTGTAGCTACAGCTATTAAATATGTGTGGCGACATAAATATAAGGGTGGTAAGCAAGACCTAGAGAAAGCTATTGAGTTTTTGAATAAACGTCTTAGTCTTGAAAAAATTTTTGAAAGACCTAGTGATTTTACTTATGGAGTACCACAAGTAATTGATTATCAAGATATGGATATTACACAAATGGTAATTCTATATTATGCTAGTCGTTTACATGTAGTGTCACCAGAAGCTCAGAAACAGCTTGTAACAAAGATTAAGGATATTGTGGAGGAATATACTAATGAGTTATATTGAATGGCATACAGAGGATGATAGACTGCTTCCTGTGCGTGCTACAAAAAATTCTGTTGGGTATGACTTTGTATCTCCTGAAGATTATGAGATTAAACCAGGTGTAGCTATTGCTATTGAATCAGGTGTATCTTGTGAGTTTTCAAATGACTTATGGCTTGGTATCTATGGACGCTCTAGCTTTGTTAAAAAAGGTCTTATGAATCCATTGGGTGTAGGTATCATTGATGCTGATTATCATGCTACAGGTAATGATATTTATATTGTACTTAAGAATGTATCTCATGAAACTGTTGCTATTGCTAAAGGTGATGCTATTGCACAAGGTATTTTCCATAAGGTTATTACTGCAGGTGATGAAGTAACTACAGAGCGTGTAGGTGGTTTTGGTTCTACTGATTCTAAAGAATATCCACTTACTGTAGAAATTTATGGTAAGAAGTATAAAGCTAAATATGCTAAAGATACATCACATGATTTATATGGTATCTTGGTTTATGGTACTGTTGATGACATTATCTTTATCAGTAAAGATGAGGATGGAAGACTGCATGATGCTCATAGTTTTTTTGAAGAACAGTATGATGTTATCTTAAATAATCATTGTTGGTTTTTTGAATATGACTTAGGTTTAGTTAATGATGCTACTAAAGAAGAAGCACATAATGACTTTATTGAAAGCTTAATAGTTAAGGAAGGATAGAGGTAAAAAGATGCCATTAGATAAAAAATTTAAGGATGTACTATCTCTAAACTTTGGTAAGGATGATGAAATACATGTAGGTCTCTTGGCATCAAGTGGGCAGTTTAACAATGGTACTATCACTCTAGATGAAATTGATGAGTTTATCACAGAATACAAGGATGATTACAATGTATTCATGTGCTATGCTCCTATTGAAGGAGACGATAGACTACTAGAAAATGCTAAACCTACTAGATTCCTTGTAGCTGATATTGACGGTGCTGAAATCCCTAAAGAGTTTCCACCTAGTTACTATTGGGAAACAAGCCCTAATAAATACCAAGGTCTTTGGATAAGTGATAAAGTAATCGCTCCTAAAGACTATGAAGTATTAGCCCATGCTATGGTTAAAAAATTTAAGTTTGATTCTGCTAGTGACATTGTTCACTTGTATAGGATTCCAACTACAATTAACCATAAGTATGCTACACCTCAAGAGGTATCAGAGCCTAAAGGTGATGGTGTTGTTTATCGTAGACAAGATATTTTTGAAATTCTTGAATATGATAAATACAAGAAAGGCACTAAAAAGAAGAAGGTCAAAGGCAAAAAAATTCCTAATAAGGAATATGACCTGGAAGAGCTTTACAAAAAATATGAAGTAAAACCTCTAGTAGATAGAGAAATTACTGACCGTAGTGCTTATGTATACGCTATTGCTAAAGCTCTATATGAGCAAGGTGCTAAGTCTTCTGAAGTTAAGTTTGTAGTTATGTCTACAGACCAAGACAAGTGGGATAGAGATGAAATTGACAGGGTTCTCTTGAATATTAAGTCTAAAACTAAACGAAGAAAAAAACTTAGTAGCTCAGTTAATATTTCTGAAGATGAAGTACATATCATTGGTATTAATGATGTTAAAGAAGGTGAGCATGGTGAAGAATGGCTCATTGAAGGTCTTTGGGAATATGACTCAGTAGGATTGATTGTAGCACCTCCTAAGAGCTACAAGTCAACTCTAATTACTAACATGGCTGTAGCTGTAGCTAGTGGTAAACCATTTGATGGTCGTAAGGTTATTCAAGGTGGTGTACTTATCTTGCAAGGTGAGAACAGTTTAGTTGCAGAAAAATCTAGGTTAATGAACATTGCAGGAACTACAGACTTACCAATCTACTATGTTCAGTCAAGTATTAATCTTGATAACATTGAAGTTCTTAAACGTACTATTATTGAAAACAATATCAAGATGCTTGTAATTGACCCTCTATACCTCTTGTTTGGTAGTGGTAATATGAACCATCAAGTGGATGTTACACCTAAGTTAAGGAATCTTACAGAGCTTAGAAAAGAAACTGGATGTAGTATCATCCTTGTTCACCATACAAGAAAAACAGATGGCTCTTCAGATTTATCTACAAGTGATATAAATGGTTCAGGATTCTTTGAGGGATGGTATGAGTCATTGATTATGCTTCAACCCCCTCGTAGAACTGTGGTAAGGAAGGTTAAGATGTTTAACCGTTTCCGTAATCATGTAGGTTCTGAAGGAACTATCAGAATTGATGATAGTCTTAAAATGACATTGAACCTTGATGATGAGTTTGGTGGGGAATATTCAGAGGATAAACCTGATAAACCTATCAATACTCGTAAGGAGAGATTGAAGAAGAAAAAAGCTAAGAAGTCTAAAAAGAAAAAAGAGACTATAGCTGAAGAAGAAGTTAAGGAAGAAGAACCAATGCCAAAAAAGTCAAAGGCTCTCAGAAGCTCTAGGAAGCGTTCTAAGCGTGTTAAACAACCTACCTATACAACAACCCTAGAAACGTTTTACAAGCCATCAGAAGGCGAATTAGAGCGTTTTGAGAGTGGTATGACAATTGACCTTAGCAAGACTAAGAAAATTTATGTTGATATTGAAACTACAGGGCTTAATAATATCATTGATGAAATCAAGTCAATTCAGATTACAGATGAGAGTGAAAACACTTATGTAGTTTGGGTGGATGGTAACTACAGTGAGCTTAAAGATATTGCTAAGTTCTTAAACCAATTCAAAATTATTACTCATGGTGGTAAGTTTGATAGCTTATTCTTCTTTAAGAAATGTGGTGTATCTCTCAAACTTTTTGGGGATACTCAGATTCTAGCTCACATGCTTACAGAACCTAAACTTAAACTTAAGTACCTTGTTAAGAAATACTTTGGTATTGACTATGATATTGATAAGGAAACTAAGAAGTCTAATAAAAAGGTAACTGTAGCTAGTGTTAAGAAAGAACTAAAAGAGTGGGCTTTAGAAAATACTGAGCTTAAGAAACTTACACCTTATAACAAAATGATTGAAGCTCTATATAAAGACTTGGAAGGTAGTCTATTCTTAGATAAACCACAGATGCTTATTAAGTTTGTAGATGATGGTACTGATTATGATAAGGTACTTGATTACTACTCTAAAGTGTCTGAGCGTGTCTTGGAAGAAAGAAGAATGACTCTTATTAAGTACGGTATGGGAGATACTGTATATGGATTCAGACTCTATAATTACCTATATCCTAAAGTCAAAGCTTATAAACTACTTAAGGTTTATAGACATGAAGTAAGAGCCTATAATGCCTATATTGAGGTAGAAAAAGAAGGGGTTACAATAGACTTTGGTTTATTGGGAGAGACCAAAGCTACAATAGAGAAAGAGTTAAAAGAAGTTGAAAAAGAGCTATACAGTTTTGACATTGTAAAAGAAGCTGAAGTAGACAACTTTAACTCAACTCAACAAAAGGTAAGACTATTCTGTGAGGTGTTAGGTTGGGAGACTAAACACATGACTAAAGGTGGACAACCACAAATTAATCAATCACAATTAGAAGAATGGTCTAAAGAAGGTAAACATGAAATACTAGATGTTTTGCTTAGATATAATAAGCTTACTAAACAGTTACAATTTGTGAATCTGTGGGAAGAGTTATCACAATATGATGGTAAGCTACATCCAAGTTTTAACATCACTGCAGACACTGGAAGGACTACTTGTAAGAATCCGAACATCAATAATTAGTTGGGTGTTCTTTCACCGTGAGGTGTCAAAATAAACTATGTGAACTCAGGGAAACCCTCTTATAATTGGGCAATCCTGAGCCAAGCCTTATAGGGATATAAGGAAGGTGCAGAGACTAGGTAGAGTAATCTAGACCAGAAGAAATACCCAAGAGTGCATAGCTCCTAGTTTACATAAGATAAGGTATATGTTACAATAATTGCAACAAAAACCTTGGAGGTCTTATGTATAAAGATAAGAAGTATTTAAAGAAACGATTTATAACTGAAAGAAGAACTGTTCAATTTATTGCTGATGAATGTGGTGTAAGTAAAAGCACTATAGAAACTTATCTCAAAAGATATTATCTTAAGAGAGGTAACATTAAGCACACAATAAATGATGATTCAGTAGATACTACATCACCTATATTCAATTACTATGCAGGCCTAATAGCTACAGATGGTTACTTAGATAAGAAAGTACAAAGGGTATCTATTAGGAACAAGAATCTAGGGTGTGATAAAGTATTTGAACGCTTAAAAGATTACTTTGAATTTACTGGTAGTGTTAGAGTCTATAGAGAATGTTATGACCTAACAATAACATCTAAATGGCTCATAAGAGGTCTTAAGGCATTAGGTATATCACCTTTAGGAAAGATTCATAATGAGTTCCCTGATTTATTCTATGATGAATATTGTGCGAGAATGTACCTTAGAGGTATTTTAGATGGTGATGGTAATATAAAAACTACAGGAATATTTAGAATCACATTATCTAATAAGTCATTCTTAGATGATATGTCAGAGTATTTGAATGATACTTTAGGTCTAAATACTGTAGTTAAGCCTGATAGAAAGTATTGGAAGATTGAAATGACTAAAGGAGATAGTAAAGTATTTCTTGATTGGGTCTATACAGGTTATGATGAGTTTAGATTTTTAGATAAATATTATCGTTATCTAGGATGAAGATATAGTCCGAACTTATGGGATAGTAAACCATAAGAACTACAGGATAAAGAGCCTGTAGGGTAACATAAAGCCAACAGGTGCCCCAGGAGTCAACACTTAGGAATGTAATTACATGTCCTAAAGGCAGAAAATTCATTGAAGTGGATATGTCACAAGCTGAGTTGCGTGTAGCTAGTATCTTTTCTGAAGATGAAAACATGATACATGCTTATCAATCAGGTAGTGACTTGCACCAAAAGACAATGGAATTAATTAAAGGTGGTAAGAAACCTAAGAATGACCAGGAAGCTAAGAGATGGCGTACTGAAGCCAAATCAGCGAACTTTGGTCTCTTATATGGTATGTCAGCTAAGACTTACCAGGAGTATGCTAAAGGCTATGGAATGAATATTACTTTAGAAGAAGCTGAAGATATTCGAGATGATTTCTTTAACTCATACCCAAAGCTATTAGACATGCATAAGAAGTTTGTAGAGTATGCTAAGAAGTATGGATATACATATAGCCCTATTGGACGTAAACGTTTCTTACCTAACCTTAAGAGCAGAAATTGGAAGGATGTTAGTGAAGCTGAAAGACAAGCTATTAACACACCTGTCCAAGGTTTTGCAAGTGACCTAGTTATTAGTGCTTTAGCAGATATTCTAGAAGATGAATCACTAGACAAATCTAAGTATAAGATTATTGGCTCAGTACATGATGCCATTCTAGTTGAAGCAGATGAAGATGTTGCTGAAGAATATGCTAAGAAAGTAAAAGAACACATGGAGAATCCAAGTGTCCTTGAAATATGTGATATTGAAATTACAGTACCTCTTGTAGCTGATATTGAAATTGGCTCAGCTTGGGGTAAACATGATTAATAGAAAAGGAATTTTAAAATGAACTATCTTTACACTATCAACCTATACAAAAATGACAACAAAATTCACAGTGAACAACTACTTTCTGTGAATAACTACAAGACTCTTAATGCACTTCTTATAGGTGAAGATGATATTGTTCCTAATGAATATGTTGTCGACAATGGTAAGATGCTTATGGCAGTAATCGACATGATTCTTATGGAAAAATACTGTGAAGAAGAACCACAAACAATTAATGTTACTAATAGTCAAGGTAATGAAGTTGTTAAAATCCATCATTCATTTACTAACCTTTCATCTCTATTCATGCGTTTTGTTATGGAAACACAAAAGGAAGATGAACTAGATAAAGACAGTCATATTATGATTATGTCTATGGCTGTTAATAAGCTAGTCAAGTGTCATGATTTGTTTACTAATGAAGTTTTGTCAGACTTGTTTGCAACTACAGATTGTGTGGATGATATTACAGGTGATGTGAAAGAAGGATTCAAACTTACTGTTAAGGTGGAAGAAGATGAGTAAGATTAAGTATAATGACTATGTAGAATTTGCAAATGCATTAGAGAATGTGTTTACACAAGTAACAGGAGACTTTACAAGTCCTGTAGTTAGTTATATTTATGATGCTGTAGAATTAATCAAGAAAGCTACACCAGGCTTCCTAGAAGGTTACTGTGCTGTTAGTGTCCATGATGCTTATGAAGGTGGTCTACCTGCTCATACAGTTAAGGTATTCTCTCAACTATGTAGCTTCATGTTTGGTGGTGATGGTACTGATGTATTCTACAATAACATCAGAAATGGTGTTGATATGCCTGCTCTTATCATTGGTTGTATCATTCATGACTTTGGTAAGTCATTTGAGTATCTAAATGGTCAACGACATGAGAACTCATTTGTACCTCATACATTGTTTGGTATCCATCTACTTACTAAACTAGAAGCTGACATCCTTACTAAGTATTCTATGGGTACTTACCTTCGATTGATGGCTATTATTGGTCAACATCATGGAGACTTTGGAGAGAAACCACAGTGTATTGAGTCTTACCTTATTCACTTAGCTGATTATCAAGAAACTAAACTACAGATTCTAGAAGAAGCTATTGAAAGTGCTATAGGTTATGGTGATGATGTAGTTACATCTAAGTATCTACCGTATAAACTTAATTGTGGAGGTGGTAATATTGACTTTTAGTCTTGGTCAATTAGTCTTGGTTAATAATAAACCAGGAGTAATTACTAACATTGGTAAAGGAGCTTATGCTGTTAATATTGATGGAACTAATGAATGGTTCAATGAAGAAGATATTATCAGTATGTATCCTAAAGATAGTGTTCAATTATATCAAGGTAACTTGTTAGATGTTGAATTTAAAATCAATCAGTACCTAGTTGAAAACAATAACAAATCTATTAAACAAATTACTGCTACTGGAAGTGGTAATGATAGATTAGTTGTGGTGGTGTATACCAATTCTTAAGTCTAGTGGTAGACCTAAAGGCTCTAAGGATAAACTACCTAGAGTACGTGGTATAAGCAAAGTAGACAAGTCTCCTGAAGCATATAAGGCTATGAAGAAATACATAGACCTAGAAAAGGAATACAACAAAATCAAGAGACTTAAGAAGCAGTACAGGAATGGTTCATCTCAGCAACGATTTTATACAAAGAGGTTAAGACAGATAAGACAAAGACAAGCTGACTTGTATGAAATCATAGCTATGAACCATCTTGCTTATAAACTAGCTGAGAAGCTTAATATAGGTATTACACAGCCCTATAGAAGGTATCTAAGGGCTAAAGGAGAAGGTACTAAATGGAAGCACAAGAACAAGTAATATTGGCTCTTGATGTGTCAACTACAAGCACTGGTTATGCTCTCTATGTAGGTGATAAGCTTACTAAGTATGGTTATGTTAAACCTACTGGTAAGGATTGGTTAGTCAGAGTAAGAAAGATGGCTGACAAAGTAACTGAGCTTAGTAGAGACTATAATATTGGTACTGTAGTTATTGAAGATACTTTCTTCTTAAAGAACATTAAGACAGTCAAGAAACTGTGTCTAGCACAAGGTATATTGCTAGGTCAATTACCTAAAGCTAACCTTATTCAAGTATTCCCTAATACCTGGAAGAAACATTTTGGACTAGGTAAAGGGAAAGCTACAAGGGATGAACAAAAGCAAACATCAATCTCTGTAGCTGAGACTATGTTCTTAATTGGACATGGTATTAATGATGATGAAGCTGATGCTATCTTAATGGGTAGATATGTACTGGAAACAATGGAAGGGGGTGAATGATGGATTTAAAAGACCTATTTTATTTCATTAGTGCTGTCATTGGTATTCTATGGATTGCCATTGTTACACTATCTTATGTGCTTGGTTTAATTGCTAAAGCTACAGAAAAGAGACTTGAACGTATCAAGTCACTAGAAGAAAACTAGAATAAATTACATATAGTTTATTTAGTGCTTGAACAACAATAATTAAACTAAAATACAATGTAAAATTTAACGCAAAATATTTATTAACAACAAACTCTTTTCAAACTCACATGTAGATTGTGGAAAATTTCACTGGCTATAGATTTATTTCTATAGCCTTTTATTATGCCCTAATTTGCTCTGTAATCAATTCTACTAGCTTCCTAGGGTAAATATACTAGGGTATACAAAAAGACCCTTAGAACGTCTTCTAAGAGCCTTATATAGCCACTAAGTCATTGTAACCCAGTTGACCTAGTTGGGGAGGTGATTTACTCCTTTAAATTTTATAGTGGTGTGGCTATAAGCCTATTATACCACTATTTCCAGAATCTGTAAGCAGTCCAACTGTTAATACTGAACTCTCCTAGGAAGTCTAGTGATTTAAAGTCAGTTGATTCTTCAGGTAATTGATTACCAAACTCATCAAAGTTATAGACTTTAGCACCATCATTAGCATAAGAGAAAGAGTTATAGTCAGTAATAACAGCTACTTCTTTCTTAGGTTGCCATAGTCTAGTTACAGTACCATCACTATTCTTAGTATCACTAACAAAGTTATAGACTCTGTAGTTATCAAAGTAAGTGAGGAAAGCACCACTTGTAGAACGATTAATCACTCTACCTTCAGTACCATTATTGTAACCATATCTATTATACCTAGTATCAGGGTTATAGTTACTTGTTACACTTGCATGAGCTACAGTAGCTACACCAAAGGCAAGTAAAACAGTTAGAGTAGCAATTAGTTTCTTCATCATTATCCCTCGTTTGATACTTCCAAGTTACCCTTAATAGTAACTTTACCAAGAGCATCTTGTACTGAAGTAGATTTAATCTTTTCAATAGCTTCTACCACTTTAGCATTGGCATCAGCAATAGCTTGCTTAATCTCTTGTGCATCTCTTGATTGACTATCAATGAATCTACCAAAGTCAGCATCAGGAAGATTAAGGTGTTTAGCTCCTGCATTCTGTAGTTGGAATACAGTTTCCATATCACCAATACCAAACACTCTGCCATTAACTACAGCTACATAACCACTATCACCAGTTTGGTTTCTTACAACAAAGTTCATGTTTTCATCCTCTTCTTCTAAGTTACTAGATGATGTTGGTTCATCATCAATCAATACAATATTCTTATCTAGTCCACCTGCAATACCAGTAGAAGTAAACTGCCACCATCTCATGTGTTCCATACCAGGATATACACCCCAGTAAGGAGTAGGTGTTACTTCATAGTTAGGGTAACCTGCAATCCATAAACTGTTAGGATACTTAGCAGTAACTTGGTCAATGTAGACATTTGCTAGTGTATAAGGCTTGTAGCTATAGTAAATAGGTTCAAACCCTGCTTGTTTACATGCATCCATAAAGGCAATTACAGCATCAGTATTAGCTTGTACGTTACCACTTGCACTATCTTCATAGTCACATACTAGGTATCTAGGCTTACTTGGTAGATTACTAATAAAGAAGTCAGCTTCTGCTTGTGCTAAGCCTACATCTCCACCGAATCTAGCAAAGTGATAATACCCTACACAGTTACTTGTGTTAGTTTGTTGTGTAGCTACAGGAGACAACCATCCAATACCTTCAGTAACTTTAATAATAGTATTTCTAGTACCACTAGCATTACAGATGTCTGTTAGGTCTCCTGGTTGATAAGCTGACACATCAATGAAGTAATCATCTTTCTTCATACCACTAGCTACAGGAGATTGTTCTGAGCTGTTAGTAACTACTGCAGTATTGTTAGCTGATTTAGGTCTAAAAGCAGTAGCAAATGTAGCTGAGTAAGGTAGAGCTACAATGTTAAATACTCCACCACCATTAGGGTTAGTTTGTTCTCCACCTTGGTTTTGACCTAGGAAGTTACCATATCCATTACCTGCATCACTATCAAAGATAGCTACATGTGAGTAAGGTGTTGAAGGTGTAACAGCAAAGATAGCTACATCTCCTGGTTGCATTACTTCTACTTCATCAAAGTAGTTTAGGATACCATTACTGTGTCTTTGAGTCCACAGGTCTTGTGCATATCCACTGTCAGTACAGTTAACAACAGGAACACCTAAGTAGTTACAGTATTCTGCAAAACCATCCCAACATTGGTCTCCAAACCAACCATCAATGTCATAGCCATTACCAAGGTGAGTATTTTTAAAGTCTTGATAACTCATTATTCAATTCCTTTATTATAACTTGTGCTTGATAGACCTACCAAAGCACCAATGAAAGTACCTAAAGCAGTCAATACAGTAACAATAACACCTGTAGTTTCAGGGTATCCTACTGCAATACCTACAGTACCTACAAAGGTAGCTAAAGCAGGAATGAATGTAATTGCTACAAACTTAAGAATATCATAAGTTTTATTACTAAAAATCATTGTATCTTTCCTCCCTAATTTCTAGTTTGTCATATTTACTATAGAGCAGTTTAATTTCACCATTACCACCATTATTATGATAGATGGTATACATCTTAGCAATCTCTGTAGCTTCATCTACAAAGGTGTAGCCACGCTCTAGAGCCTTAGTAAGGGCATTGTATAGCTCCATCCTAAAATGGCTCTTAGCGAAGCTCTCAGTAGCTTCTAATTGCTTTTGCTGAGCTTCATTCTCAATAACCAATTCTCTGACATCATTAGTAAGTTTAGTAAGAGTTTCATTTAATTGATTTTGATGAGCAATTATCTGTACTCTCTCTTCTCTACTTTCTCTAATGCTTTTCCTAATTGTCATGTAAATACCTACACATGTAGATAGTGTTGATACTGCCCCCCCTACAGTAGTCATTAAAATATCAACTGATATACTCAATTCTACTTACCTTCTTCTTTGGGTTTAGCGTCCTCTTCTTTTTTCTTTTTCTCTTCTTCTTCCTTTTGCTTACGCTCAGCAATCTTCTCATCTGACCAATCACAAGCACCACATAGTACGTTACAAGGGTCAGTAGGCAATCCAATATTAGGGTTGTGGTTAATATACTGAGCAGTAATACTACTTCTTGTAGGGGCATATACCCACTCGTCAAGAGTAGATAACATCTTAATAACATCAGATGAACCACCTTCAGGTTTAAGGACAAATTCCTTATTGTATTCAAGTGTTCTATTGATGTCTTGTTCCCAAGACTGGCCTGGGTCATACCCTTTTTGGAAAACTACATTGTTGTCAATATCATAGATAGTGAATCTACCATTGTGATGAGTAGTAGGTGCTTTATTGACATACTTAATTTTATCAATTCTGATAGCACTAATTTTAGCATGGATAGAACCATCTTTAGTAGGTGTGTAGCTATGGATAACTTTACCATGAACATTACCAACACCTACTTCACCAGTATCAACCATGTTCCATACAATAGTAAAATTACCATTAGTGTCAGTCTTAACTACACTATATGTTTGTCCTCCACCAGTTTCAACTACAGTAGTGTTGGACTTCATAGATAATTCTACATTGTCACTAAGCTTACCAATAAGGAAGTCTACAAGTGCATTTAGTTTCTTTTCGTGACAGTTAGCTACAGCACACAGGTTATCTACACGCTTGTCTAAATTAACTACCATAATAAGCAAGTCTCTTAGGAAACACCATAAGAAGTAAGCATATTGGGCCAGTCTTTTAGGTAGACCTACACAAGATGTATTTGCTAGTAAACAAGCATAGTCTTTTAAGACCTTAAGCTTCTTTTCCATGACATCCTGTCTTTGTTCTACCTCTACACAGACATCAATCTTTTCACATTGACAGTCTCCACATTGTCCTAAGCAAGACATTATTTACCTCCTGTTAATTCTTTAGGTACAGGTGTTAAGTCTCCACAAGTAACACTAATAGCTTTAACCTCAAAGAGTTGTGGTTCTTCAGGTCTTGTAGGCTTAGTAGGTTCTGTAGGTTTAGTTCCTGTAGGTTGTGTTGGTCTAATAGGTTCTGTTACTGTAGGCTCATCAGGTCTTACAGGCTCAGTCTGATTAGGTCTAGTAGGTTCTACAGGTTTATTACCACCAGGAGCTACAGGTTCTGTAGGTCTTTCTGGTACAACTACAGTTCTCTTAGTAGGTTCTTTAGGTCTACCTTCCATAGAGATTGTAGGAGCTGTAATCTTAAGTGATACCTTATTGTGGGAACCTTCAACCCACATATCATCATATAACAAGAAGTCAATGTTTTGTGATTGTCCTTGATTAATATTGATGTCATGTGATAAAGGATAGGTAACATCTAGTGCTTGTGTAAATGCTGATTGTCCTCTATAGGATTTAGACCAGATAACAGCACCATTAGGTTTCTTATAAGTAATACTAAAGTCTGAGAAAGCTACTTTAGGCGATACCTTATCATAACTTACCTCTTGGATAGTAACACTGTTAGCCTTAATATTAACACCACCAGTAACACCATTGTAGCTAGCATCGAATCCTACTTTACCTCTAAGAACCCAGTAACCAATATTCTCAGTACCATCGTTAATAGGAGACTTAATAGTAAAATTACCAGTATTCTTATCGAAGGTATATTCATCAGGAAGGTCAGCACCAGTATTATCTAATTCTGAGAACTCAAAAGTATACCCAATATTACCTACAAGTCCTGCTTCCCACTGCTTAATAGCTTTGTTATATTCAACAATAGCTGTCTGATAGTCAGATTCAGCCTTCTCAGCCTCTCTGAGCTTGTCATTGTATTCCTTGAGCTTTCTATCATACTCAGCCTTAAGACGTGCATATTCGCTGTTAGAAGCTGTATATGATGCCATATCACTGTTATACTTCTCTACAGCTTTAGTATACTCAGCCATTACTTTTCTGTAAGCTTCTAAGTCAGTATTATACTTAGCAAGAGCTGTAGTATAGTCACTTCTAAGCTTATCATAGTTAGCTTTGTCTTTTTCATACTGAGCTACAGCAGTTTCATAGTCCTTATTAGCTTTGTTGAAGCTTGCTAGACCATCTTGATAGAGCTTGTAGTTCCTATTGTAGGTTTCCATAGCTTCATTATAGATAGCTAGTTTAGTGTTATACTCATTGAGGATTCTAGAGTTTTCTTTATTAACAGTAAGCTGTTTCTCTACTTCTACTGCTAAGTCTGAAATCTTTCTACAAAGCTCTTCATCACGCTTCTTAAACACTGTAAGGTCAATCTCTTGTTGCATCCTAAGAATATCTCTTAGAATACACCATAGCATGTAGAACCCTTTAGAGAGGATTCTAGGAAGGTCAATACAGTTAGCATTAGCAATAACACATACCAAGTCATGAAGGACTCTTAGCTTGTCTTCAATGTCTTTTTTATTTTTAGCTTCAATACATTCACAATCATTGCATCCAGTACAAGCCATTTAGTACCTCCTTTACAGTGATTCACTTAAAGTGATAGTCTGGTTATCTTTTTTAAGGATAACATAAGTAGCCATCATATTATCATCTAAGCTCATAGTTCTTGTGACAGTTATATCACCATATTGTTGGATATTTAGAAAATCCTCATGAACGATACAAAGCTCTTCACCAATAACTGTGTCATAAGTTTTGATTTTAGTATTAAAACTTACCTTACTTACACTATACCTTGGAAGGAAACTATTAGTTGTGTTTGCTGACAACAACACTCTAGGCCATCTATCTAAAAAATGTGTTGGAACAAATTTATTTTTTTGAATAGTATAATCAATACCACTGACAAACCTACCATAACCAATATAAGGGATGGTAATTCCTTTTGCATACTTAGCTACAGAGTTTATAAACTCCTTATCATAAGGGTTTGCACCATTACCTTTGATTACAGAGTTATCAATAGAAATACCTTCTCTTTTTAAGATACCATAATTGTACATTATTCAGTTACCTCCTTCAGACTATAGACAAGCTCAGCAAGAGCTACTTTAGGCTCTTCTAGAGTCACTTCAATAGTGTACTCATCTTGGAAGTTAGCACCAAACATCAGCCCTGTAGTTAAGTTATCCAAAGAAGCAGGAACAGTTAATGTAGGTTCTTCAGTAATAATTTTATTGTTATCTAAGTCAAACTTGTAAAACTCAAAGTAGAATGATAAGTTAAGAACACCATTTGTACTTAAGTCATACATAATATGGATATTACCAAAAGCTTCAGGGAATGTGTATCTACCTACTCTAGCGATACCTTGTGCTTCAGCTTGATTAATTGGGATAGTAAAACCAATCCTAATATAATCTTGTGTTTGCTCATTACTACCTGGTGTTTTATACATTTTAGTAGAAATTCTAGGGAATTGGATAAACAACTCCTTATCACCAAAAGTATACTTAGGTGTAGGTAAAGTAACTTGAACAGCATTTGTAGTTAATAGACTGTTAAACTCTTTCACACCTAACTGTGTTAGAGTTTTTAGTTTATCGCCAATGTTATTTGAACTAGCAATAAGTCTGTACTTAGTGTTTGTATCAACTACAGAATTGTTAATAGTACCATCTTCAGTAATAGTAATACCATTACCTGCTTTATAAGTAGTACCTTTAGGAATCTCTACTGAGTTACCATTACTAATACTTAGTGTAGTACCATTCAAAGTAAGTGTTTGTTTATCTTTGTCTTCTTTAGCTTCTAGTTTTTCTACTCTAGCTACAAGAGGTTTATCATCATAAGAAGTACCCCCTGTAGTTGCTGTAGATGTTAATTCAGTAAAGCCATCACCATTTTCATTAAGGATATAGGCTTTATTGTCAGGCATAATATAGGCATGGTTTCTAGTTGCATAGTCTAGGTCAGGTAGTGCTTCTACCCTCTTAAATACAGGGTTACACCATGAAATACAGTCACCCATTTAATACCTCCTATTTACGTTCAATGTCACTATAGTTAATCATAGAGACAATACCATTGTCATTATAATCTTTAAGTGATTCCCATGAAACATCTTTTTGAATTGTCAATGGTTTGTTGACAGTTACTAGACCAAACTTAGTTTCCCCTTGAGTATCTTTATAATCAGGGTTTTCTAGTTTAAACATAGCACCTACACCATAAGTTTCACCTACAATAGGTTGGTTAAAGAGATTAATTAAACTAGCCCACTGAGTACCATAGAGGAAAGGAGCATAGAGTAGGACTGAGTTAATAGTCTCATTGTATGAAGGAGTGTTCTGTAGTTTAAGTACATCCTTAACCATATCATCTGATTCAAGACTACCTTCATAAGTCCAATTAAGATAAGGTCTAGTGTCAGTTACAGTGATGAGAGGGAAGTTGTTTTCTCTCTCTTCTCTTTTAATTTTAATAGCCATTAATTATCTCCAATTACAAGTGGTCGTTGTCATGTCTACTTTGTTCTTCAAGGTAAGTAACTCTAGCTTCTAGAGATTCTTTAGCTACTCTAAGTGTTTCTACTGTAGATTCCAAAGTAGTAAGTCTAGTTTCAACAGAAGTAATTTTAGCTTCCAATCCTGAAGGGTCAAAGATAGTATCTTTATCTTCTTTGGTTTCAAGCTTAGCTACAGTAGCTTTTACTTCTTCAAGAGCTTTCTTAATTTCAGAATCATCATAGATAGTGTCTTTATCCTCTTTAGCGTTTAAGGCATCTGAGAGCTTCTGTACTGCTTTGTTTACTTCCTCTAGTCCTGTTACACTAGCCTTACCTTCAAGCTCCTTTTTAAGGGCTTCTAGAGCCTCTGAGACGGTTTTATCTTTATCAGTAGGTTTATCCTCTTTGTCAGATGGTTTTTCATCCTTCTTAGCTTTAAGAGCTTGTTCTACTTCAATGACTCTATTAGTCAAGTCTAGGAGAACATTAAGCTGATTAGTTTCTTTAGCTTCATCTCTTGTCAATTCAAGCCATGCAGTACAGTTAGCATTTGCATACCACAACTTAGAGTCAGGTGTACGATACAAGTAATGTCTTGAAGTTCTACCAAGTGTAGGAAGGCAATTTACATCAAGAATAGGTTTGCAGTTAGAGCTATATTGTCCTGAACATTCGTTACATTCATTACAGCTATTACATCCACAGTTTGTACACATATGGTGTACCTCCTTTATTTATATAATTCTACTTTAGCTAAGTAATTAAGTTGTTTAATCTCCCTAGTTCTTCTAAGAGCTTCTGACCTAAGAGCTAGAATACAGATAACTGCTTGGTAGTCTTCAGGATGATTAAGTAAGTGTTTATCTAATAAGTCAATCCGTCTATTAACTACAGAGAGCTTAAGAGACTTCTTATGAAGGATATTGGTGTAATTCATTGTTGCTCCTAGTTTAAGTGATTATATTTAAGATAGGTTCTTAAAATAACATCTGCTTGCATTGAACCAGTAATTTCTACTAGATGCTCACCACTCCTAAAGATTTTCTTTTGTTGTTCTTCAGTGAGTGCTGTAGCTCCTAACATAACATCATATCCGTGGTTAGGTTTATCATCTGGGAATACCGAGTATTTGTCAATCCATTTGCCATCATATTGAGCTTTAAACATTGGTGTAAAGTCAATACCATCAATCTTAACTTTGATGTCTCCTGCAAACTTAGCTACATAGTTCCTAGTAAGAGAGCCATCAGTGTTACCAATACTCTTACCACCTGCTACTTCAGGAGGATAGATAAGGTGTCTACCACCACTTAACATATCATCCATTGTTCTCTGTCTCTCAACTACAAACCTTTGACCTGATACGTTCTGCTCTAGTGTAGTTACTGTGTCACCATTGATAGCTTTAATAACACCAGTATGTCCATAAGGACTATATTGATTGGTTTCAGTAAAGATAGCTCCTACCTTCATAGCTTCTCTTGATGTAGGTACTACCTTCCATCCTACAGCATTCCAATCATAACCAACACCAATGTTACTAGCTGATAGTGTATCACCTATGGCATGTGTAATACCAGTAATACCACCACCAAGACCTACACCACCTAGTTTCATTGAGTACCAAGCTACAAGACCGTAACACTCACCATTACCAAGTGTAGTACCTTTAAGTGAGTCTAGCTCACCAAGTACCTTCATAGTCTCTGTAGCTGTCTGTACCTCTCCTGTAGCTCCATTAGGTTCACCACTACTAGCAGTACCAACAATACCACCAAAGTCAGACATTCCTGAACCTCTATTGTTGTTACCATCTGATTGTCCACCTCCACCTGATGAGTGGAATACAGTACCAGTATTCATGCTATCAGTAGGCTTAAATGAAACGTGAACATGGTCTCCGTGGTTCTGAGTCTTATTACCTCTATCAGGCATTAAACTCCATACCCTAGCAGGACCATAGATATTATTGACATTCATGAAGAACTTCTGACCCCAAATTACATAGTCAATATTAAGTTCATCCATGTTCTCAATAACAAAACCTGCAATAGTATCACCAAGTCTGTAGTTATCATTAGTCATGAAGTCTACTGCTAGTGATTGGTCAGGTTGGTGTCCTGGATAAGTAATGAACTGTTCTTCTGGTGTATTAGTAGCAATAGCTATAGCTCTTTTAACCCTAGCTACATGAGGTTGCCATGCACCTGTAGCTCCATCCCAATGGCTTCTAATAATATCACCAAAGGCATTACCATCAATTAAGTCATAGTATCCATTAGAACCATCTGAAGCATTTGTAGGTTGAAGTAACTGTGCATCAATCTTATCAAGTATATTATCATTGTTTGAGTTAATACCTGACCTTACATCATTTGCTAAAGAGTAGTAAGAAGCATACCCTGCTGCAGCATAGTCAAACAAAGCTCCACCAATTTGAAATAGTCCTTTCATAAACTCATCAAATGTAGTTTTACCTTGGACATTATACATCTTTTGGTTGTTACCTGCAGTTTGTTCAGCTAACAGATACATGTAGTCAATAAGGAAGTCATCTACAGAAGCAAAGTGCATATATGTACCACCTTCATTAGAAGGTCTAGCACTACCTGTAGTAACTACAACACCTGAAGGTCTAGTACCTGCTGTACCAGTAATACCACCCCAGTTATTATCTGCTTTAGCTACTGCTGAGTTACCCCAGTTAGACTCAATATAAAGTTGAACAATGACACCTGAAGGAAGTAGATTGTACTTAGCACATCCATCAAGGATAGTCTGTACTAAACTTGCAGGAAGTGTATTACCACCATAAGTAATATCACCACCAGTATACTTCTTATCTCCACCAAAAGCTGAGCCTTTAGTAGAACCACCTTCTTTAAGTCCTGTCTTAACTCCATAAGGTCTAACAATGATTTTAAACCACCAATGAGCAAACTTATCAAAGTCATAAGATATTGATGTATAGAACTGAGCAGGAACATTACTTGTCATTACTGATTGATACTCAATACCATGCAAGTCGGTTACTGAGAACCTTCTTTGAAACCCTTGTCTTCTCCATCTCTCTGTAGATGAATTGACTGCATTTAAGAGCTTCTGTGCTTCTGTCTGCATCTATACCTCCTTATCGTTATATAAGTATTTCTCTACGGTTAATTTAAAGCTTGTGAATCCATCATAGGTAGTAGTAACTAGAATCTCTGAGATGTAGAAGTAATCATCCTTAGACATTACTTTCTTGAAGTATTTAGAACACTTCTCAGATTTAAGTAGTCTGTCTACAAATGTCAATCTTACCTTATCTCCTACATTGTAGTTATTAGGTAAGTCTTTGATGTCAAAGGTATAACCTACTTTTCTTCTACTGTGGATGAGTTTTCTTACTGCTTGTGTGTAAAGTTGTCTACTAGCTACAAGACGGTCTTCATCTGATAGCTCTTTGTTGTTGTTAGCTACAGGTTGGACATCATTAGATGTGAATGATTGCTCATATACCCTACCTGCTTCAAGAGCTAGACCTTCTTTATCTAGTACAGCATAGTCACCATTATTGTTAGCTCCAAAAGGAATTAAGTCAATATAGTCATAACTACGCTCAGTATTAACTTCCTCTCCAGTAAGGATAACAGGAAAGTCAGGATTCTGTAGGTAAGGTCTATTATAGACATCTCTAAGAGTAAGAGTAGTAGTACCTGAGTCTGACTTATCTGTAAGATAGATACCATAGTTAGTGATTGTGGTGAAGTCTCTTTGAGTTACTAGCTCATTACCTAACAAGTTAGTTTCATTAACCATTAACTCTTTATACTGACCAAACCTACCAATCTCTATGGTTCTCTCTTCAGTAAGGGATACTCTCCAAAAGACATCCTCAGTCTGTTTACATACATCTGTAAGAGCTTGTAGCTTATCCTGGTTAGAGAATAGGTAAGTAATAACAATATCATCTGTACCTTCTTCAGTGAACTTATAAGTCCAATTCTCATCATTGAACATACCACTAAGCTTAGATAACTCAACATAGTTTACTGAAATACCATCATCTTTAGTAGTATTTTCACCTTTATCTACATCCTTGTCCTCTTTAGGCTTTTCAGTAGTTACTTCAGTCTTACCTTTATTGTAACCATCTTTGGTAGTTACTGTAGTAGTAACAGTACCGTCTGGTCTAGTAGTTACTGTAGTTTGAACATACGCTCCTTTACCAGTAACTACTTTAGTAATATGACTGACTACCTCCCTGGTAGTACCATCTGACATCTCATAAGTAGTTGTCTTAGTCTTACTACCATCCTCATTAACTACAGTGTTGATGGTCTTGTTACCAGTCTTAGTAACCTTCTTCTCTTCAGGCTCAGTACCATCTTTCTTATCTTCTTCTCTAGGTTTTTGGTTAGAGATAATTTCTCCGCCTTCACCCATTGAAGCAGGTCTAATATACTCATCATAAGTATATATCTCACCTAATGTAAGTTCTTTGATGGCATAGTTTGTAGGTACTCTTCTGTGTTGAAGTTCAGTAGCTACATGGACTGCTTGAATAGTAGTAACACCAGTAACATGGTCTGAATCAATTCTTTCAGTAATACCATGAAAGATATGACCATTATCAAAGGTTAGAACAAACTCAAATTGTGCATCAGGAATAGGACTATCCATTAACACTTCAGTAGGTAGTTGGAAACTAATACTAGGTGTATCCATAATTTTATGACTTACACTAATATTGTTTCCCAGGAATACATCATTAGTAATGTAGTGTCTAGTGTCCTTAGTTGGTTTCCAATACAGAGTCAGGGACATTACCGAATACCTCCACAGCTCTAGCCATTACAGCTTCTTCAGACATATCATCTTTCTTAGATTCCACATTAGACATGATTTCATTCATTTCTTCCTGAGAACGGATAGAGTCAGCAAAGCAAGCACTACATGGTTGAGGATAGAATCCTAAGAATCCTGCTACAACTACATTGAATAACTCTACTGCAGAATGATAGATTTCTTCTACCTCTGCATTATTCATGTCTACTTGCCAAGCTTCAAAAGCAGTAATCATTTGAACTGAAGCATGTTTAAGTGAACACCACAAGTCTGGGTTAGCATCCTCAGTAGAAAGGCTCTGTAAGGCTCTCATAACGCTTCTACGCTGTTCTGTAGTTCTCTCTAGTGTTTCCTTCGCAAACTGCAGTTTCCTTGTTAGAGAGCTTCTCACAGCTTCATCTGATGTGCCTTTAACATAGAGTAATGAATAATACTTTTCTACTGTAATTCTGAAATGGTATTCGAGAGCTACAGTGTTAATTAGATTGGTAAGTAGTTCTTCTGTAAGTCCTACTGATGATTGTTTGTTCATTAGATAGTCAACCTTTCATAGTCAATAAATACACAGAATGATTCTGAGGTAACACCATCTACTGAGATGATATTATATCCTCTCTTGATATGCCACCATACATTATCACACAGTGTTAGATTCTCATTACTTACAACTTCAGCTTCTCCACACAAAGCATCTGTAGGACAGCTAAATGACTGAACTAAACCAGTGCTTGAAATTGATAGATAGCCTTGGTCATAAGTACCTTTAAGCTTAACCATAGTATCATTAATCATGATTCTAGGGTCTTTAAATTTACCTTGTAGAGTAATTGTTACATCTCTAGACTCAACTACAGTGTCGGAATAGAACTTGGTAGACCAAGCTCCATCCACACAAGCATCACAGTGAGATTCACCCCAAAGTCTTTCATTACCAAACCTTTCTCTACCTAGTTCACAGTTATGGATGATACGGTAGTCACTATTACATTTCTGATAAAAGCTTAACCATACATCCCCTTGCACTTCACATAGAGAAATAGCTTTAGATAGCTCACAGCAATCTTTAGCACAGTCTTCACAAGTACCATTCAAGGTTCGTGAAGTCTGACAGAAAGCTTGACATGTTGAGTTTTGGAAACAACTAGCTATCATATTAACAAAGTTACAGTTATCATAAGGAAGAAGGAAAGTAGTATATCCATCTGCTTTATGCCATACTGCATCAGGGTTAGTAAATGATACCTGGAAGCTTAAGTATCCATTGTCTCTAAAAGTCCACTCATAAGTAGGAGTATAAGAGTCAAGGATGGCATTACACCATATAAGCTGGCCACCAGTATCAATAGCCCAAAGCTTACCTACTGTCAATAAGTTATCCTTAATGAAGTCTTGGTGAGCTTGGATATTTACCATATCCCAATCTGTAGTTCTAATTGATAAGTCTAGAGTAATCTTATCTTCTTTAAGGAGAACTTGGTCTCCTGTAATCTTCCAATAACTACCATTCCTAAACATATACTCTGTAGTTTCATACTTAGTAGTTATTGATTCTGAAGGACTAGAGTTAATAGCTTCAGTTCCGCTAAACACTAGGTCATTGTATTGAATGAACCTTCTAGGTCTAGCTACAAAGTCTGAAGTTGACCTAGCACCTAAACATGTTGTCATGGTCTAACCACCCCTCTAATTTCATTCAATCCATTAATGAATGAAGCTTTATTATCTACATTCTGAGTAATGTTGTTAGTAGTATTGTTAACTACAGAGTGCCCTGTGTGTCCTGCTAGAGCTTTAAGAGCTTGTGTAAGATTCAACTGATTTAAGTTATCAAGGAATTGCTTACCTAGCATTGATGATACTGAACGTTTAAGTACATACTCTCCTGCAGTTAGCATAGCAGGAACAGTATCAGTACCTAATGGTTTAAATAGTCTTCCACCAACTCTGCCACCTGTAGAGTGATACTCAATCAATCCTCCATTCTCAGCATGTTTTGTCTTCTTAACTGTAGTTTCATTGATAGTAATATCAACTGACTTACCTCTAAGAGAATCAATAGCTGATTGAATTTGTTGGATTTTATTAAGTACAGAACTTACATCAAATCCATTAGCAATCTTACTAGAGATAGAAGCACCTAAAGCTTCCCAACCAAGGTTCTCAATTTGATTCTTTTGCTCATTCATCTTGTCAACAATTCTACTACCTAGTCCTGATACAAAACCATTAGAGAAGTTACTTCCTGATTGTTGACCAAGTGAAGAAGCCATTGAAGCAAACTGAGCTAGAGCAGTTTGTAGCTGATTGATAGTATTCAAGATGTTTGTCAAGTTACCAACAATAGCATCATTATCATTGATACCTGAAAGACTTTCAATAGCTGTCTTAATAGCATTAATACTATTGTTAAAGTTATCAGCATTTACTTCAGGGAATTGGTTAATAGCGTTAGCAATAATCAAGATATTATTGACTGCTTGTACTGCAGACATAATATTAGATGATAGCTTCTGAATGTTTTGCAAGCTTGTAGTTAAGCCTGAATCATCTGAAGAAGCAAGAGACTGAAGTACAGATTTAATCTTAGCAACTCTAGTTTCAATACCTGAACCTTCTACATTGATTAGGTCTGGGATTGTCATGAGTGTTTCTGCCATTGTCTTAAAGCTATTAACTACAGAGGTTACTTGACCTACAGCTTCAGATACTTTAGCAAGCTTACCTATGTCTTGGATAAAGCTTCCTGTATCACTGTCAGTTAGTGATTTAAGAACTGATTGAATCTTAGCTACACGTGTCTCAATACCACTACCCTCAATGTTAATCAAATCAGGAATCTGTGACAGAGAGTCAGCAATAGTCTTAAGTGAATTAATCATATTGCTTGCTTCCTCTGCTAGTTTACCATAATCTGATTTACCTTTAAAGGCATCAAACATAGACATTAAACTTCCACCGTTTTCACCTGCTTGAGTGATTGATTGAAGTGCTTGTCTTAACTGTTCAATCTTAGCAGGAATACCACTAAGGTCTTCTATTGAGTTAATTTCATTAAGTGATGAAGCAATGCTACTAAGCTTACTTGTAAACTCAGTTACACTCTTAATATTTGATGTTACATCCTTATTAAAAGGTGTATCTTTACCAAAGATGTCAAGTGTAGCTAGTTCACTAATCTTAGACAAAGCATTTTTAACTGACTCAATCTTAGATGAGATGTCCAATCCATCAGGGATATTGTTAAGACTATCGGTAATACCTTTAATCTTATCTGTAAGTTTCTTGAAGTTCTCATAACCTTTGAGTACATCATCTTTAATGTCAGGAGGTGTATCAACTTTAAATTTACTTACTGTTTGTAGTGTCTTCTTAAGGTTCTCTAGCTTAGTTTCTATAGCTTCAAGACCTGCATCATCTAACTTAAGGTCACTAATCTTCTTAACAAAGTCAATTAGTTTAGTGAATGACTTAAATTTAGCATCTAGTGAAGCACCATCAAGTTTAGAGGTAAGAGCTTCTAGTCCTTTACTGATGAAGTTAATAGAATCAAGCCATGAATCATTCCCTAGCTTCTTAAGGCTATTCATGACATTAGTTAGGTTACTAATCTTTTCATCAATAGCAGATGTGTCAGAAGGTACTTCTACCTCATTAATATCTTTAATGAACTGTGTAAGCTTCTTAACTGTACTGATAAGATTACTTGTAGCTAAACTATCAAAGAATGTACCTAGAGCATTAATAGCATTTAGGATAGGATAAGATACAGAAATAGTGCCTAGAGAGAATGTAGAAAATGCTTGATTAAGTTGTTGGTGAATAAGACCAATCTTCCTAATCTGTAATACGAGTGAACTTACATCATCAGGAAGTTCTAAGTCCTGGATGTCTTTAACAAACTTAGATACCTTATTGAATATCTTGATATTGTTTCCTGTCTCAAAACCTTCAAAGAATGAAGAAAGAGTATTAAGTCCATGAATGAATGGGTTAGATATTCCTCCCTTATCTCCAAACTGAATATCAGCAAAAGCACTATTAAGTGTTTTTTGGATATTAGCAATATTCTGTAGCTTAGTCTTAAGTGCAGTTAAGTCTTCAGGCATGTTAAGCTGACTGAGTGTAGCAATTAAGTTAGTTACTTTAGAAATATTATCTGTTAGAGAGTTTACTTCCAGACCCTTAACAATATTACTAAAGGTATTACCAATAGACTTAAGTGCATCTACAGGATTCTTAATACCACCACCACTTACAGAACTAAGCTCATTAATAAGTTCAGTCATGTTCTTAAGTTTCTTGACAGTATCTTTGAACTTAGACTTGTCAGGAATATTCTTAACACTACCTTGTAGCTTAGTAAGTTGATTTGCTAAAAGGATGATACTTTCAACTTGGATAGCTTGTGCTAAGTTACTAATAGTACCAAAGATAGATGGTAATAGAGCTAGAGTAGATATATTACCACTAATAGCACTTGCTAAACTCATTTCAGTAACAAGAGCTGTAAAGTTAACCATCTTCTTACTGAAAGTACCTGCATTAGGTAATTTAACTTTATTGATTCTAGCTACAGTCTTAGCTACAGACTCCATAGCTTTAGCAACTACTACCATAGTACCTGCAGTAGCTAACATAGATAATAAACCTGCTCCTAGAGCTAGAGCACCAATACCTTCTGAAGCTACCATCAAAGCACCAATACCAGTAGCAATAGCTCCTACTAAAGTAACAAGACCTGTCATTGCTAACATTGTTCCTGATACTTTACCTGCATCAAACTTAATCTTATTAAGCTGTTCCATAGACTTAGCCATAAGAAGCATACCAGTTACTACTCCTGCCATAGCAGTAGCACCTACAGCTAGGTCTTTACCGAGCTTGAATTTCTGAATAGCTTTACCTAACAGGGTAGCGTATCCTGCCATAGCAGTTACCATAGTTACCATAGTACCTACTTTAACTGTAGCTTCAGTAAAGTCCATGTCAGTATTACTAATGTCTTTAAATGCACTAGCAATAAGTTTAATAGAACCTGCAAAGGCTAGCATCTTAGCTGAGTCTCCTAGTGACTTAGTAAGACCACCTAATAGGCTTGTAGAGCCACGAGAAGCCCTTCCTGAGCCACTACTTCCTCCCCTACTGAAAGGGTTCTTAAAGTTCTTTAACAGCCCTAGAGTGCTTGATAATGCCCTTACAGAACGAGCCATCTTAGATACTACTAACCAACCTGCAGAAGCAGTAATAATACCACCAAGAATCTTACCAGTATTCTTACCATTGGCATTAATTTTAGCAAAACCTTTAGCAAGTAATTCAATCCCCTTACCTACAGGAGCTGAGTAGGTTACAAAGTCTTTGAGACCTTGTTTAAAGTCAAACTCTCCAAACATTTCTTTAAAGAGTGACATTGCTTTTCCTACACCTTTACTTACAAAGTTCTGAATAACATCACCATTCTCTGATACTGTATTCATTAACTTAACAAGTCCATCAATAGCAGGTGTTAAAGCTCCTGGTTCAAATGGAGTACCTACAAGACCTACAGTAAGGGATTCTCTCATGTTCTCCCAAGCTGATTTAAGGGTCTTAGTGTTTGTTGCAGCCTTTAACAAGGCAGGGTCTTGACCTACTTCATTCAATACCTTGATGAAGTCTCTACCTAGTACCTTACCTTCTTTCATGGCATCAGCTAGGTTATCAAAACCATATTCATCTTTAAACTTCTGCACAACCTTTTGTGTAGCTGTACCACCAATAGCATCCCTAATAGGATTCCAGTCTCTTGCTAAGACTTTACCATCTAGAGACATCTGTTTAATCTGTGTAGATACACGTTTAAGGGCATTAGAAGGGCTACTAGCAAGGGCTGAGATATTGGCAAGGTTTTTAGTTAGGTTATCAAAACCACCAAAGTCTTTATCAAATCCTGCCCCTTTCAATGCACCTGCTAAGTTAGTAAGCTCAGCTACATTGTACTTAGTCTGTGCACCATATTTAGATAGGTTTTTAAGTGTTGAGTTGATTTCTTTGTCACTAAGAGGATTGTCTAGTGACCTCATGTTGTTTACAAATTCATTCTGAGCATCATAAAGCTCTCCTGCGTCTTTAGCAAAGCTTTTACCAATGTTCAAAGCTCCCCTAGCAGATAGAGCCAATACTTTACTAGAAATCCTATCTAAGGCATTAGAGATAGCTGTAAGACCTGATGTATCACCTTGAATCCTAACAGTCCTATTCTTGTTTACCTTATTATCAATGTCATCTAAGTCTTTCTTAGCCTTATTAAGATGTGATAGGTCAGCATTAACTTTAAAGGTTTTACCCTTAAGACCATTAAGGTCTGAGGATACCTTAGTAATGCTTCTAGTGTCTGCATCTACCTTAACACTTACTGTCTTGTTCTTAAGAGCTAGCAAGTCTTTTTGTACCTTAAGTACCTTATTACCATTACTGTCTACATCAACTCTAATACGTTTGTTTTTAAGTTTATTGACAGTATTAAATAAGGCAATAACATCCTTACTGTTTGTTACTGCCTTAACAACTATAGTAGTACCTTTAGAATACTTATCTAACTTGCTCAGAAGGTCAGTAAGGCTCTTGTCTACTTGGGAGGTAACTTGTACCCTTAATTGCCTTTGAGCCATACTCTACCTCTTTCTTAAGCTTCTACATAACGGTCATAGAATTTACCATTTCTACGAACAAAGGTAACTTCTAGGGATAAGTTGACTTCATCTGAGTTGTTGAACTCTTCTGAGTGTGAAGTGATGATACCATAGAATCTGAGGTATTCACGTTTACCATTAGTAGCTACACGAGGTACTGTGAACTCAGCTTCAAATGAATCAAGACGGTCTTCATTTGCTTCAAAGTGTTCTACTTCTTTTTCAGCATCATAAGTAACCAATACTTCACGGTTGATGTATTTCTTATTGACATACACTGTACCAAAGTCCTGAGCCTTAACATTTGAGATAGCTACAAACTCATTAGGGTCTACAGGAGTTACAGATGGTACTTGAAGTGGTTCAAGATATACACCATTACAGTTTTCTCCAAGAGAGATAATTACTGAGTTACAAGTTGGATACAAGTCAGCAAGTTCAATGTAACCATACTCAGTACCATTAACAGTTTTACCTTTAACAGTAAACACTCTTGTAGTTGGAATACCAGCTACAATAGTTCCACCTTTAGACTCCAATGGATTCAACCAGAAGTCATTAAGTGAACGAGTAGCACCTGAAATACTTGTAGTGATTTCAGTAGATGAAGGGTCATATCCTGAACCGAAACATCTAGCATCTGAAGCACCAAGTGAGATGTCATGAGTGAATGATTCCAAACATGAGATAAGCACGTTATCAGACTTGTGAAGCTCATTCTTACAAGCAATAGTCTTGATAGATGAGATACCGAATGGTTCTTTTACAAGAGCATCAGCCTTGTCTTTGTGCTTAATAGTGTACTCTACATGGATACCATCTTCTGAAGGAATCCATCCTGTACCTGTTTGAGATTTAATTGACAATGGGTTAGCAAAGTCAAATTGTGCTACTTGGAACACATCTGTAGCTAGACCTGCTCCTGTAAGTTCTACAGCGTATGTGTAAGAGTTTTTACCTTCTACATCATGCAAGTCTGAAACTTTAGCTTCAACTGTAACTGTATCTGAACCAAGGAAAGTAACATACAAGTAATGGAATCCAAAACCTGCTTTAGTGTAATCACCACGGATGTCATATGTAACTGTAGCTTCACCTTCAACTGGTTTCACATAAAGTGTACCTGTCATGTGACATGCTTTCTCATTACATCTAATCATGTCTTCAGGTGTAGTCAAGGCATCAAATGATTGGAACTCACCCTTAGTAATTTCACGATAGTTCTTAGTTGAAAGCTCAGTGTAATAGTTAATCTTTTCAGATACTCTAACACCAATGATTTCATTTTTGTTTTGCTTAGCATAACCATACATAGGATGAGTAAGCTTTGGCATACAACCTTGTGTCATTACTTATCTCCTTTCTTTTCTTTTTTGTCTTCTTTAGCTTCTGCTTTAGCTACAGAGTTGAGCTTAGCTTCTGCTACTACTTGTCTAATTCCTGCAAGTTGTCGTTGAGCGTACATAGTACCATTCTCACCTGCAAGCTTTTGTCTAGACTCATAAAATGCGTCTAGGTCTAGTGGTTGTTCTTTAATCATCCACATTCTCCTACAGTAATTTTAAATTGTTTTGAGATAGTGTTTATCTCATCATCTACTTGTTCAAATGTAACTGGATAGTCACTGATACTAACCACATTACATATCTTGTCTTCAAAGTTAGGTAATTTTTGTAAGTCTTGGAATATGTCTCGGTAAACTACTTCATTCTCAATATAAGACCTAGAGAACATCATAGCTTTTAATCTTTTGTCTACTTTATCTTCTAGGTCTAAGTTACCTTCAGGTGTATTCTCTAAGATAAGCTCCTGGTCAGCAGAGATTGTAGTCCAATGGAATTTAAAAGTAATTAGATACTCACAATAACACTGTGAAGAGTAACCTACATTTGATACATCTACTGTTAATAGTGGAAGGTGAGCATTGAAATTTGACTTATAGAACTGAGCTGTAGAGAAATGACGATTAAGCTCATGCATAAAATTCTCATAACGAATGGTTGTGTCTCTAGACATCTCATCTACAGGCTCTAGAATTAGGTCTAGGATGTCTACACCATATTCAATAAGCCATCTCTTAATGTTAGTGAAAATCTTCCGTTTCATCCTGAACCTACCTCATTAATTGCTTTATCCAAGAAAGGGTTGGCAGGAGTCTTATAAGTACCATCATGATGATACCTTGCATAATTCCTACCTCTAGGGTTTCTAGGGTCAGTTACAAGCAAGTCTTCATCAATACCTACATAGAAGTCCTCTCCACTCTCTTCTACTGTTACAGAGTCTCTTAAAGCCCCTGTATCAACATGTATATTGTTTTCTACTGCTACTTTTAATTCCTGAACTACAGTGTGCATTTCTTCTTCAATCCAAGCATCTATCTCAGCATCACCTGTTCTTCTTCTCCTAACCACAATTATCTTCCTGTGTGACTTTCATCTGCAGTAAGAGCATCCCTAATTCTTAGTTTGTACTCTTCCCTAGATGTAAGTCTTTGACCACGGATAATTAGATAATAACAATTAGGCATGACCTCATTCTGTGATACTGCTAGAATCTTCCACCAATAACCTAAGTCAGGTTCATAGATGTAGTCTCCTAAGACAATATCAAAGTTTATTTGTTGGGATTGTCTCCAAACCTCAACATAGAATAACTTATGGTGTAGCTCTTGCTCAGTCTCATAAGTATTCTTACTGAAGTTTCTGTAGGCATTATAGAACTGAACTACTTCTACACAAGTAAACTGGTTTGTTTGCTCCCACACTGTAGAGTCAAGTTGCCTACCGTTATCATCATATTGTGGGTTAGTAGTTCCATGTCTGAAGATATACACATCTTTAGACATCAGATAACCTCTTCAAATGCTTGTAGTTTGTTACCGTTGACATAACTGTACTTATTCAAGAGTGCCATACCTAACTCATCAGGCACATCATACTCTCTACCAAGGTAGAAGTTAAACTCTCTATCGTGATAGAAGTATCTGTAAGGCTCTAGGAGAGCCATTTCAGTCCTACCAATAGAAGATTGACCACAAGCACTGCAACCACCTCTTCTAGTTCTTCCTGTAGGGCTATTTACACCTCTATATCTAACTCTCATTACTTACTCTTTCCTACTGTAATTTGCTTTTCAGTCCTTAGATTATAGCTTCTGCCACAAAGAGAATATCTTCCTAGGCTATCTTTATAAAAGTTATTTACTAACTGAGAGAAGAAGTATTCTTGTGAATCCTTGTTAATCTCCCAAACATACTTAATAGTATCTACATCCTTTTGTACCAAAGAAGCCCCTGCTGATAGTCTATTGACATTAGCACAGTCACCAACACTCATGCAGTTATTAGCTATAGCAGTATATCCTGTAAGGTAGTGACAGATTAAGTCATTCCATTCAGGACTACTAAGGTCATATCCTGCTTCATATCTCATGACTAACACATTGTGAGAACAATTCTTATCACAAGAGTTGTCCTCAGTGTTCATAAGCTCATCTAGTCTGATAAAGAACTTATCAGCAATATCATCATAAGTAAACAAGCTTTTATCTAGAGGAACAATATTGACACCTCTAGAGCTGTACTGTCTTAACTCCACTGTAACTGTATCTTGGTTAATAGCTTTCCAATATGGATGTACTTGAATACAAGTGTAGCTACAGAGGGGTTTATTTAGGTCTATTGTATGAATCCTACAGCACTGCTCAATAGTTCCTCCTGCAACATCCCAACAAGTAATGTTACTTAGAAACCTAACAAAGTTACCCCAAATAGTGTCAAACTCAGATTGAGTAACCTGACTCATACAAGCACATCTGCTTTTAATGGTATCTAGTAACATATCTCACCTCTTAGGCTTTTGGAATGTGTACCATTGGGAATGGAACTTCACCGTCCAAAGCACCCATGATACGAGTGTATACACCTGCAGAACAGTTAGCTGATAATGGCATACCTGTGAGCAAGATGTTACGAGCATAGTTAGCTGAGTGAGCTACCCCTGCATTTTCGTAAATATCACAAGCTACAAAGTTACAGTCTGAATCTGGTTCAAGAGTTGTACCTTGACGGATTTTATCTGCAGGAATGAGCAAGTCTTTGTAAACCATTGATACTTTAGTCACTGACAAGTCAATGATGTAAGCTTCAAATGTGTTGTTTACTTCCAAGTCTTTAGGTACATAGATGTCTTTAACAATAGGAATACCTTTGAATTTAAGAGTCACTGGTGTACCGTAGAAGCTACCAAAGTTACCTCTTTCCCAACCTGCAGGGAGTTTACCATTTTTACCTTCAACAACTACATCTGAAATAGCTGTGTGTCCTACTGGATGGACAAAGATAGCATAGTTAGTTGAAGTACCTTGGTTAAGTACATCAAGGATACATCCTGCTTGTGCAAATGCACCAAGGATGTCACCTGATTGAATAGGAGTAACTGCAGGATGTGACATTACTTCTGCGATACCGTGGAAAGGTCTCAAACCTTTACCTTGGTAGTTAACCAAACCTTGTGCAATAACACGTTGTGTACGGAAAGCAAATGAGAACCATGCAATGTATTGCAATGAAGCTTCATAAGTCATTCCTGCTCTTTGGAAGTAGTTAAGCAAGTCATTAGACTTGTACTTAAGAGCTGAGTTCATCATCTTGTCAAGAGTTGTTTCACAATCTTTCAAACAAAGTGAGAAGATTTTAGCTGAGTCAGCACAAGCTTGAATTTCAAACGGTGTGAAACAGCATCCTTGACCATCATCTGGGTCTGTAGTACCCCATGTGTAGGTTTCAGTAACCCACTTACCTTTATTGTTTTTAACAAAGGTAGCAATTGATGATTCTGCAATAGATTCAAGCATTGAAGCTACCATTGGTGATGTGATGTTAAAGTCACCCAATGATGGCAATGCTTTTGAGTAGTCTTTAGCAATACCGAAAGGAAGCTTGTGACCCTCTCCTGCATTTTCCATGTTTTTCTGAATTGCTGTAGCAAGTTCTCCTACAACTTCTTCAGTATAAATGTCATTAGTAACATTACTCATTAAATTTGTCCTCCTGAACGAATACCAGTATATCCTTTAGGCATCATGTTTGTAGGTTCTGCCTTTTGTGTAACTGATACTACGTTAGCTTCTTCACTGTTAAGCAATTTATTTAGTTCATCCACTACTGACTGTGATTTAGAACTTTTAGCTACAAGTTTCTTATTGTCTTTTTCCAAAGCTTCTACTTTAGCTTTAAGTTCTTCATTTTCAGCTCTGAGTGATTGAATTTCAGTAAGAGCTTGTGTAAGCAATTCTGTAGTTTGGTCTACAACTTCTTCAGTTTCTTCCTCAACTACTTCTTCTGCTTCCTCTACAACCTCTTCAGAAGTGTCTGATTGCTCTTCTGAGCCATCTTTTACCTCTTCAGGTGTATTTGTACCTTCTACCTCTTCATCAGCCTTAGAAGGCTCTTCAGGGGCTTCTACAACCTCTTCTACAGTTTCTACAGATTCATTATCTACAGAATTGTTTGCTAGAAGAGATTTTACCTTTTCAAAGAATGTCTTATCCATAGGAGTGCCTTTCATTTCATTTAGTAATTGTAAAGTCTCTAGCTGTTTCCCTGTAGTAGATACCATAGCTACAAGGTCTTCTACACCTTCTACAGATTCCTCTGTATCATTGAAGATATTGTCCACAAACCCTAGCTCTAAAGCCTGGTCTGAAGTAAGCCATGTCTCTTTGAACATCATATCAAGGATTTCATCTTCACTGAGACCAGTCTTTTTCATATACACTTTAGCGATTGATTTTTCAGTAGAATCAAGCATGTTTAGTGAGCGTTCAAGACTTAACTTATCTACTACTTCTTCATTTCTAAAGTGTGGTTGGTGAATCATAATTTGTGCCTGGTGTGAGATATTTACTTCATCTGCTCCAAGCATGAATACTGAAGCGATAGATGCAGATAAACTTGTAATGTTTACTACAACTCTACCCCTGTAGCTTGAAAGCATAGTATAGATTTCACTACCTGCATTAACTGAACCACCACCTGAGTTAAGATTGAAGGTTACTTCTTCTCCACCTGCTTCAGCTAGGATTTTCTCAACATTTTTAGCTGAGATGTAGTCCTGCTCTAAAGCTTCCATGAACAAAGCACCTTCAGAATCAACTACAGTACCTGCTAGTCTATATGTTCTCATGTTAGACCTCCTTAAAGTCAAATAGGTGTACTTCTAGTTTGATAACTCTTCCACCACAAGCTTGACAAGGAACTGGGTTATAAGGAACACCAATACTGTCTAACCAAGCACGGTTACTAGCATTGTCAGGGAATCTTTGAGTAAGTCCTTTAATTGACTTAATGAGAGCTACATCTTCAGTCTCATAAGTAGAACCATACTCAAACCTAACATTTTTAAGCTTAACAATATTACCATCTAAATAATTTACTCTGAAGGTCTTACCATCAGGAAACAGTTTTGACAGTGTATATTTAAGCTTCATCCTTCTTAGTTCCCTTTACCTTTTTACTTCCAATTTCTTCAGGTGTCACTACCTCTGTAATACCAGAATCTAAACCAAGTTGTCTTTCTCTACGCTCTTGTAGAGCAAGTTGGTATTCATCTGTAATTTGAGGAAGTTCTACCTCAACTTCTTTTTTCTTAGCCATAGATATACCTCTTAAAGTCTATCAATGTCTGGTGCTGGGGGTGCGATATGTGTTTCAATAGCACCAACTTCTTCATCACCAATGTTACAAGGTTTACACCATTTGCAAGGCATTTCTTCTTTTTCTTCAACTTCGTTTGGAAGTCGTTTCCAAGTATCACCACAACACATGAAGATTCCTTGGACTTGCTTAGTAGCAGGGTCAGTGTAGTTAATAGCTACAGAACCTTGACCATCCCAAGCTGTCAAACGTTGTAGAGCAGTCTGAGCTTCAGTACCCTTAAGAGTAATTTTTTCTCCATTGTGAGTAAGCTCTACTTTAGCTGTGATTACTTTCATCACATACCTCCGATTATTTTAATTACTGGTTAAAATAGCTCATCTAAACTAATACCAGTAGATGTACCTGTGTTTTTATAGTGAGTAATCACTTCATACATCTGTTTTGCATCATCATTAGTAAGTTGGTCTTTAAAGTCATTGATGAAGTCTTGTTCTGATACATTCTCTACTTTAAGTACAGCATACTTATCAGCTTTTCCTTCTTTTACTTTACCAATTACATAGGACAGAACAGATGGAGTATAAATACTTCCTTGTGATTGCTCAGTACAAGCTCTATAGTCAACTACAATAGAGATTGTTTTTGCTTCTTTATTAACTTTGATACGGTTGATAAAGGCAATTGATTCATTAACTACAAGTCTCTCTCTTGGAGTTGAAGTCAAATACCCTTGGCTATCAGTTTGTGGTACTTTAATAGCGTTTCCTGCAGGTTCAAGACCATTCTTTCTAACCTGCTCATCAAGTTTATTAAGTTCCACATAGTCTTCCATAGTGTATACTTTAGCATCATCAATTTTACCAAGTGATTTTACTTCACTATACTTACCATCAAAAAACTCTTTCAAACTTCCTGACATTGTTTAATTCCTTTCATACATTGACATTAGTGCTTCCTGTTCAGGAGCAAACTTACTTTCTTTCTCTTCAGTAACCATTTCAGCTACCATATCTGCAGTGATATTGTAGATGTAGTTATTTTCATAATGAATTATCTTAGGTTTATTGTCTTTCATGCTATCTTGCTGATAACCGAACTCAGTAACACCTTCATTGTGAATACATACAAATGATACTATGACCATTGGTAGAGACCAATTCTCATATATATCTTTAGGAGATGTACCAAAGTGTTTACCAATCCTAAGACAGTAGGCAAAGTAATCATCAATAGGAGTGTCATAGTATTTACTATCTACTTCCTTGGTTACTTTACCATTAACATCATCATAGACTAACTTCTGTACTCTACTTAGTGTCTCATTGAAAAAACCCTGAGTTTTTATCAATAAGTTGACTAGATAGAACTACAAGCGATTCATCACTCAAATATTCCATATCATAGTCACTAATACCAAGTCCATACTGTACTAATGTTTCCATAGCATCTACTACTTCATCACTGAGTTTAGAATAGACTTCAGTAACTTCTGATAGAGACATAATTTCTTGCTCACCAGTAGTTGTATTTACTTTTGAGAAGTAAAGGATAAGTGTAGTTACAGCATGACGAACTCTACGAGCTTTACGAGGTGTAATAGATACCCCTTTAAATACACGAATAACTTCTCTGCCTTCATCTGTATCAGTGTAATTACCCTGGATAGCAAAGTTCTTAGGATAGATGAACTTAGCTTCATAGTCAGATTCAGCATCAATGTTATTGACATCACCTACAACTACAGGAGCGTCATTACTGCCTGTAGCCATAAAAGGTTGGTCTTGTCGTTGTGCTTGCTCAATAGCTTCAATCATGCCATGCTGAGCATTTTTGTCAAAATTGGTTACTGTCATTGTTCCCCCTCTAGAAGATGTTTATAAAGGTATTCTTTAGCTTCCTCAGTATATCCTGCTTCATGAATACGTTCAAAGGTCTGAGACATGAAATTATCTTTTTCATAGTCATAGTAATCTTTAGTTTCTTGGTTTTTGAATCTAAAAGTATAACCTTCATAGCCCATGAGCCTAATTACTTCAGTAAGCTTGACTGCAATCTTATCTCTCCAAGGAATAACCTTGTGGATGATGAATGTCTTAATGACTTCATCCTTACCAATATTCCCTGTACCTGCATCCAAGTCAAATACCTGTGGTGAAACACCATAAATTTGACAAGAGAAGCGTGTAGCATGGATTGATAAGAGGTTTAGGTAATCACTAGGTTTAGAATCCCTAGTCAACTGTTCCATATCACTGAAGATGTCTGAATAAATGATTGAATCATTATATTCTACATTAGCAAGCATATCTGCTAGTGATTTTACGTTGTCTTTTCTGACATCCTCATTGAATACAGCGTTAGAATTACTTGTATCAAAGATTTTAGCTGATGTTGAAGGATTTCCATCATTCTTCATCTTAGCAAGCATTGATTCATTGTGTTTAAATGCCAATGTACCAACACCATTACGTTGAAAGTCATGAATAAAGTAATCTAGAAGCTGTAAGATAAGATGAGTACGCTTTTTATCGTTCTCAAATGGACTTACACCAATGAATGAACCATCCATAGTGATATTTGTGAAGTCTTCTGAGGTTAAAGCTACAGAATCCTTGTCATTTGAGACAATATTACCATCATCATCAATGTAAAACCTATCATCTACCACTTCTTCAGAAGCCCTTATCCAGGTATTCTTGCGATTTAAGCCATGATACCGTCTTAGTATGTAGATAAAAGGCATGTAAACAAGTGGAATTTCTTCAGATTCTCTGAAAATGATGTCATAAGAGTTCTTAGGAACAATCATAATACTATCTTTATGACCATTGTGGGCTTGTTTAGCAGGAATCTTCCTTACACCTACAGCACCTTGCTCAAATAGCTCTCTTGTGAGCTGTTTAAACATGTCCATAACTGTAATTCCTTGAATATTTTGTGAATCTAGCATATCTCTGAGAGTTTCACCCTCAATAGAGCTATCTTCATCCTTAACAAGCTCCATATCACCTGCAAAGATGTAGTCAACAATACCTTCTAGAATAGTGTTAATACCAGGCATATTTGTTACCAAGTATTGCACTTGTTCATAGGTAAGTGTGTTATCCATCTCATTCAGCTGTGAAGGAATCCCTATATTGTCTTTTATAAGGAGTTCATAGCCAGTTTTTCTATCAATTTCCACTAATTACCTCCTTCTACACCTAATATATAGAGTTCTAGGGCATGAACAGCTAGAATAACAGCATCTAGGTCATCAGGAGACCTTTTAAGCACTTGTCTGATAACATCCTTACCAATTAGGGTAACTTTATCGAGCTCTTTGTTCTTAAGCTGTATAGCTCTCATCTGAGTCAATAGAGTTTCCTTAATTTCAGAAGCAAACACAACTTTATTCTCTTGCATAAGCTGTCTTAGGACTAAGTGCATCTCTGCTCTTCTATTTCTAGCCATTAATGCAGTATCTACATGACTTGCTACCTTCTCAGGTGTAGGTCTTCCACCAAAGTCAATAGGATATATAGTTACCCTATCAAAAGATGGTCTATTCATCATCTCGACAATCAAGTGAGAACCTTGACCTGTATCAATAGCAAGTGATACTACATTGTACTTCATAACTACACGCTCTATACCGTCTACAATTTCTCTTGTAGACCTTGCATCAGACCATTCATCAGGTCTTAAGTTGATGGTATCAGTAACCCTTACCAGGGCATCCTCTTGCGTGTCATACATAGACAGTGCAAGGGTAATACCATCAGAACCTTTATAGGCTGAGTCAATTCCTAGAGCTGATATAGTGCGTGGTGAAATGCTACTAATGTCATGTCTAGGAGCTACAATCATTGGGGCATTGAAGAACTCTGAACTATCTTCATCATACTCACAAAGCAAGTTGATTCTTATAGACTCTTCAGTTCTAGCAAAGTCAGAAGCAAGTACCTCTTCAGGAGTCATTTTAATTGAGTCTGATTCCATTGAGGTAACTATGTTACCCCAAATAACAAACTCATCATCCTTCAGATTAGGGTTAGTAACAGATTCATGGAAGTGGTTTAGGAAACGAGGGTTACTAATACCAAAAAGGATAAGTGATTCACCATCATCTCTTTCAAACTCACGTCTACCAAGCTCTGTTAAGGCACGTTCTGAGATAAAGTCCATCTCATCAATAAGAACATGAGAACCTTCACCAATGTTTTCATCTGAGTCCATACTAGAGAATGTATCCCCTGTAGATTTAGTATCAATCTTATTACCATTCTTAAAGACAATCCTTGACTTACTATAAGCAGTCTCAGACCGTCCTAGGAGCTTGTCAGCCTTGCTAATTGATGCCTTGGACTCTTCTACCAACATGTTCTTCATGTCGATACTAGCCCCTCTCAGATGCCTTCTAGCGTGTTCCATTACTTTGGCTGTCCTAGAAGACTTAGATGCAACTACAGACACACTGTAGCTATGCATGGCTAAATAGTTAGCTAAAGCTCCCATGATAAAGGATTTACCAAACCTAGGAGGTTCAATCATGTAACCAGTATGATAGTCACCTGATATTAAAGCTCCAATAGCTAAAGCCTGGTCAAAGTTGAGTTCAATATTCATTTCAGCTAAGAACTCAGTATAACCTAGCTTAGCATAGTAGAGTCTTTTCTCAATAGGTATTGAGTTCCTAATATAAGAGTCTGGATGTGGTATATACCCCTTTAACCAGGGTAATAATTCACTTTTAGGATGGACTTCACCAAGTTTAAGTACAAGTCTATCCCTCAGTTTCCCCATCTGTTCCCTCTTCTAGTCTCAATACCTCATCATGTTTAAGTTCTTTCTGTTCTTCTTTAGAACCTTTACCATAGTCTGCCCAGATATTACCTAGCTCATCAAACTTATCTAGGATAAGCTCCCTTGTAGCTGATGCAGTATTATCACTATCATCAGTAACTAGAGCCATAGATACTTCTCTAGATACTGCTTTACCTTCAACTCTATCAGCCCATTCTTTACGTTCATCTGAACTAATCATAGATAGTTTAGTTTGAACTAAAGCATTAACCCTTGTAGCTGTAGGTACTGGAATATTTTCTACAAATTCTACATCTAGTTTTTTGACTTTATCAACTACAAGAGGGGCAATACCCCAAAACATCTCTACTACCTCTAACTGGTCTAGAGACATTTCAGATAAAGCTCTCATTTCTGTAGAATAAGCTCTATTTTTCTTTTTTGATTTTGGTAGGTCTGAGTGACCATACCAATATTTAGGAAAGGGAATACCTTTACTAAGAAAGTAGTCTCTATCCTTACCTTCAATAGCTAATTTAATTTCATCTTTCATAAGTAAACCCCTTTTTACTTGAAATACAATAGTTCCACCAGGAATCGAACCTGGAGTAGAGGTTTAGAAGACCTCTGTGTTATCCGTTACACCATAGAACCTAAAATAAAACCATACCCCTTCCCAGGAGTATGGAATCTAGAAAGGAATTACAACGTAAAAATCAACCAATACCAAGGAACTAAATAAAACAAAATGAGCAATTTGTGAGTAGTTTGCTATATCTAGCTCCTTGCTACTGGTTGGTATTATAATTACTGTAGTTTCCCAATCTACTCAGCCCCTAGTCGGATTCGAACCGACGATAAAAGTTTTGCAGACTTTTGTCTTTACCACTTGACTATAAGGGCATTGAGTAACAAAGTTACTCTAGGAATAGGAAAAGTTATGAATCCTTTAGGACATACAGTAATTATATTATATATTATTATAATTGTCAATAGTTATTTAGTAATTCTTAGTGATTGAGAGCTACAGACGTGCTTGCATGTCTGTACTCGAAGAACTTAGAATTACTTATTGATAAACTACAAGGGATATTTAATAAGCTACAGTAATTATTAATTAACTAATCGCAAGGCTTTGCTGTGGGGCAAGCCTTGCTAAGTAACTGAGTTGGTTTGAAGACTTGCAAAACCAACGAATGTTACGGTTAATGGTATTAATACTGACACTGAAACTGACTAATGCTTACAAGGAAACCCCCCCCCCAAGGCAATTATGTAATTACTTCGTGTGAGAATAGGATTTACAGACTCCTTCAAGCATGATATCTGTAAATTTACAAACCTACTTCTGAGAACAATCGACGTAGCTGATTAATTAGAACTGGTTAATTTCCTAAAACACAATTAATAGTTGTGTTCAGTTGGAGATATTGTTCATACTAAGTAATAAATACTTAGCCTACTCACACTGCAGACTTTCAAGTCATAGCATTTCATTACCTGTCATATCCACATTGTGGAGAGTGCTTTTGACACACCTTTAGAGGTAACTTTATCAGGTCAGTTCCCTTAACTAGTTGCCACTAGTCGCTGGAAGAAGCTCTTTAGATATTCACTATAATGTTACCCCCTTGTAGCTATTACTACTTAGGCATCATAGCTTATTCTCTATTGAGGTAATTCCTCCGTAGCTACAGTGTACTCTTAAACTGAGCAGTAGCAAACCTCAGTCACCAATTTTTCCAAGCCTACTTGAAGGTAAATTGTTAAGTGCTTAAACAAACCTCTGAACTCTGTAGTTCAATCTCTATTAAATTTTTCTATACTCACAATTATAAACCATAAATTTATAAAAAGCAATAGAAAGCACAAAAAAAGAAAGCACAAAGGGAATTAGCTGTGCTTTCTGAGGTTTGCATATATATAGTATAACCTACTATTCTAAATAAGTCAACACTTAAATACAAAAAAAGTACAGTGTTGGATGTCTGTACTTTTTAACATGAAATAAGGAGACTTTATTATCAAGAATAGATATTAAAGTTGATATAAAATGCCAGTGTTGATGCTTAAACCATCACTTCTACTTTATATTTGCACTATGTCTAGTGCATATAAGTATATTACATCAAAAAAGGGTCTAAGTCAATACTTAAACCCAATTTCAACAGAAAAATTAACTTAAAGGCATTTAAAATGGCTTTCCTTCAACTACCGTAAGTTAATTATAGCATAAGAAAAAGAGATGTCAAGTAACATCCCTTATTCCCATCACAAAGTTTTAATTCTATGGAGTAAACTAATATGAATTTTCAACATTATCGCCTACACATGTAGTATAAACCATCTAAGCTACAGTGTCAACAATAATTTATGGATACTTAACTTTCTTAGCATCACTAAGCTGTTCCTTACATAACAAGTATAAATTAGTAATGTCATAACCCATACATCCATTCTTGTTATACAAGTCCCACTTAACTTGTAACTGCATATAACGCTCTGATTTCTCTTCTCTTAAGTCTTCTAGCATAAGTGGTATATATCTACCCATAGCTAGTACATCATCCTTAGAAAGCTTCTCAGACACCTTAAAACACCTCCTACTTAGTATATACTCCTGGACGAATAGTAAACTTCCTTTGTACATCTACAGGAAGTAAACTTAATACTTCTTTTTTCATTTCATTAATCTCTTTTTGACTAAGTCTATCCCATCTATCCCATCTATCCTTAACTACAGAACGGTATTTTTCATACTCTTCATCAAGACCACAAGCCTTTAAGTAGTCAATCATAATAGCTAGAGTACCTAAATACTTACCCCAACCTAAGTGGTGTCCTTTAGTTGATATTCCATTAAACTTACTCTGTTGTGGAAAGAAACGTACCCAAGCTTTTTCAACCTTATTATCCATTAGTCAGCCCCCCTTAAAGTATCATCTACAGCTCCCAGTAGTTCCTCTAACTCTACCCACATATCTTCTAGGTAGTCATTAGTTTTATAAGTCTTTAGTAACTTATTATACCTACTCTTAAACTGATGATAGTATAAAGGGTTACTCATCCTAATAGCTTCCAATTTAGCTTCAATGTTAGCTTTTAAACCTGCTATCTGTAGTTCAATCATCTTGTATTCCTCCTAGTAATTAATATTGATTGACAGTTACTATTATACCACACATTGGGTTGCAAGAGTTAAAAATTGTAGAAAAATATAGGGTTGCAATAAGTGAAGTACCTAAAAATTATAAAGGGTTGCAATTTTAAAATGACTTAATATAATACGAGGGTTGCAAATTTAAAACAAGGGAATATAGTACGCCCCAAACGCTCTGAGCGTGAAAGTCCAAAAATACCTAGTATATATACAAACCCTTGATTTTAAAGGCTTTCTGTAGTTTACCAACCATACATCTTTCCGAAAAATCATAATTTTCCAGAAACATAAAGGAATGGTCATAATCAGTGAAATCCATTGATACTAAAGGGATTGTCTATTGTTTGAGTTGATAAGCTACGAGCATTGATAGAGTATAGACTATACCAATTTAAGCAGTGGTATTAATGATTAATTGATAGTACAGTATATTATATAGTATGTTTTGTTATCATCATTTCATTGTCTGTTAGGGTTGCATGTCTATGACTCTAGGAAGTGCGTGCATTGCACTCTTTTTATATCTATTCTGCACTCTTTTTGGTGGTATATCATTACTCTTTTTATAGTCATTTTAGTCCTCTAATTACTCTATACACCCTTATATCATCCTCTATCAATCCTATTCATCCTACACTTACTAGCATATCATCATAGCACGTTCATATAGCCCTCTAAAAGCCTCTCTAATCGTCTATAATACGTTAATAGTCTTATCATACCTACTTATGCTTATAGGCTCTTATAAGGGCTTATATTAGCTTATACTGATATATGCTTACTATTCTCTACTATATAATGATAATAAATAATGTATATCAATAAGATACTGTTTACTGTATTAACGAGCGTAGCGAGTTGATACGGTAGACTGTATCTTATATAATGTATATGGTTTTGGTGGGGAGTTGATAAGCTACAGAAGGGGTCATGACCCTGTGGGGTCATTCCCTAGCTATACTTTTCTACTATAAATACAATAGCCAAAAACCAAAATCAAAAATGGGCCCAGAATGGTCTTAAAATAAATTTTAAACTTTTTTCAAAAACCTATTGACATTAGATACATTATTCTGTATAATAGTTAGTGTAAGTTAGTTAATGACTTACAAATAAAGAAAGGAGTCATATACAATGACTAAAACAAATGAATATACTAACCTCTATGATTGGTGTGATAACCGTCTAGGACAAACCCTAGACAATCGCCACAGAAATATGTGGGAAGAAGCAGGTAAGCTGATTCTTTCTATACACAATATGAATATCCAAGTATGGGAATGTGATAATACACTTATCACTATCCGTACCTATGCCACAGGGTGCTTTAAGCTCTTAGATGTTCAGTAAAGGCTGACAGGGGATTTTCAAGGATTCCCCATCTGTAAGACTTGTAAAAGTCTAATAAAATTAAATTTAAAAATGTACATAAAACTGTTGACAAGGTAAATATAATACAGTATAATGTATATGTAAGATAAAGAAAGGGAGAGCTTAAGGCTCTCAAAGGTAAATGAAAATGACTGAACTTAAATTTGATTATAACACTGCTGAACTTTATATTAGCAAGTATAATACCTACGGTAGCAAGCTTTTTGTCCTAGTTGACATTAAGAACAACACCTTAATTAAAGGTTGGTCTGCGTCTAGTGTATGTAGCCCTGACAACTGTAACTATAGAGTTCTTACTGATACTACTCAAAAAGAGGTAAGAAGAATCTATGAAAGCAAGTTATCACAAGGATATACTGAAATTAAAGAAAGTGAGTTTAAACAAGCTCGTGAAAATGCAAAAGCATAAATAAGCCCTTTAGGTTAAAGCCTAACTCTTATCTTGCAAGGGATGAGGGGGTATATTAGATTAGCTATCTAAGGAGCTATCAACAATCTAGTTACTACCCTATTTATGATAATAGGCATAGAGCTAGTGAGACAAGCCAAAATCAAGCTACAATGTTGACTAAACACTTTTAGAGACTTGGTAACTTGGATACAACGGTTACACTAAACAGACAAGACAGATGAATTAAGATAAATGAAATGATTGATAAAGAGAGGTAAATATTATGTCAAACGCATTTATGATTATGGGACTAACAAGACGAGTAAGTCAATTTAATGAGGATAGAAAAAACAACGTTGTCAGTGTAGCTACATTAGACAACATTAGAGAGATTTGCTTTCATGTATCACAAATTTTTGATATTAGTATTGAAACTAAAGATAATCTAAATATTATTTGTCATGAGTGTCTTGTGGCTTATGACCATATGACACCTAATTATGATAAAGCAGATATGTTGAAAAGAATTAATAAAATCCGTTTTAGCTTACTGTTAGAATTGAAAACTGCAAAAATTGATATTTTTTAACTAATATGCTTATTGTAGTGAAACATAAAAATAAAGGTATTCTATCTATTTCAGAATACCCTAGTATAAAAGTAGCTGAGAAAGAATATAAAAAGCTCTTTCCTGATACTTTTGATGAGTTAGTTATAGTGGAAGCTACAGAATATCTGTAGTTTATGAATGAATAAGGAGTAAATAAAGTGGCAGTAATTAAGATTGATTTGACAGAATTAGGTTTGTTTTCTGGGTTGTATAACTCTATCTGGGATAATGATTCAGAAACAGTACAACAAGAGGAAATTATTTCAGTATGTGAAGATATTTTTGAAGACTTTAGTTTTTACACAAGAGTTAAGAATAAAAAAAGTCTTTTAAAAGATATAGCTGAATTATTCTGTAATGCACTTGAAAATAGTTTAGAAGGTGTATTTAAATTTGATAGCTCTTGGTCACCTTCTTTTGACAACTATGACACTGACCATATTTATTTAAAATGGACTGTGGAAGATAAGACTGAAGATGAAATGGAAGATATGCTAGAAACTTTCCTTCTTGAAACTGATAATCTAGCAGATTATGAAATTTTCAGTGTGTTTGATTATAACGGTAATGGTGATAATGTTATTAACGATAATTATGACATTATCATGATTGAAGATGGTAACGAGTATATAATTAAAGATATTAATGAAGACAGTGTAGAGTTACAAAGTATTTAAGGAGATAATAAAATGTTGGGTTGTATTGTTTTAGGAAGCATGGCATTGTTGGTTGTAGGTGTTGATTATGGAAAACTTTATTATTAGTCTTAAGAATGGTGAAAAGTATCACCTGAAAACAGAATATAAAAGAATTTCACTGACAAACAAAATGGCTCTATATTATTATATAGAGGTGTTCAGTCAAGTATCTAGAAAAGATATTATTGAGATAAGAAAACCTATTTCAGATAGTGAGCTAAGTGGCTGTAGTTTGATTATTACTGTTACAAAAGCTATGGTTAAACGATTTAACAAATTGTAAGGAGAGATAAAATGCTTAATCTATTTAAGAAACAAGAAAATAAAGAGGTGTATCACGCACCCTATAGACCTAGTTGGGAAGAATCAGCAAGAGCATGGCAAGAAAACCATATTGCCCATAAAAAGCTTGCTGAACGTGTTAAGAAAGAATTAGGTACTAATACCCTACCACGCATTTAAAATTGATTGTAGACCCTTTTAGAGGGGTTTAAGACACACTAGTAAGGCTAGCACTAGACTGTCAGGGGTCTAGGTGTCGTCAGCTATATTAGTATAGCTATATTTTAATAAGGAGTTATAACATGACTTTTGAAACAATTGAATCAAAACAAGTCAGGGACTATATGAATAAGTATAGTCTTACAAACAAAGTCTTTGCAAAGGCATTAGGTGTTAGTGCTAGCAGTGTCAACCAATGGAAGCAAAGAGGATTGACAAGTAAGACCAAGAATTTTAGGAAGCTACAAAGAGTCTTAAAATTAGACTTTTACCGTGATAATGTAGTTGATGTTCCTGACGAGTTACCTTGTGGGAATACTTGGTCAGTAAGTAGAGTTAACAAATGGCTCGAAAGCCCTTGGGATTTTTACTGTCACTACATTAAAGGTCTATCCAAGCCTAGTCCTTGGCAAGATGCCCTAGATAGAGGAACTACACTACACCATATACTAGAATGTATTGGTAATGGTGTTAGTCTACATAGTATTCTATTGTCTATTGAAATTTGGGGTCAAGAAAAAGGACTATCTGAAAAGGGTATTGCTGACGGTATCCGTGTAGCTGAAAAATATCTTAATCATTATGGTAGTGTGGAATCAATAGGAACAGTCATAGAGACTGAAAAACTTATTGAGTGGGATTTATCGGAATATCTACCAGGGCAACACTTTCAAGGCTATATAGACGCTGTAGTTGTTGACGCTGACGGTGGAATCTGGTTAGTTGATTACAAGACATACAGCAATAAACCACGCTTTGAAAACTTACGCTTAGAACTACAGTGTAACGTGTATATGTATGTCATGAAAGAAATTCTTGGTTACAATGTTCAGGGTTTTGTCTATGACTGTATGAATCCACAAGAAAAAATTGTTGGTAGAGGTTATCACTTCCATCAGTTCAAAATCAACTATAATGAAAGGATTGTTAACAAAGTAGTTGAGGATTTTCTTTCTACAATTGAAATTATCATCAATCATCCTGACTATGCCATTTTCAAAAAATCAGACTATGGAACACCTTACATGGATGAGCTTGTGCATGGTTTTGAAGAAGAAAATAGAATAAAGATTACAGGAATTGAAGAAGATGATAATTAATAAGTATGTGATACTTGCTTTAATGTTTCTAGCTGTGGAATTGACATTAATTGATGATAAAGACGAATTGATAGAATAGATTTCAGAATTAGGATTGTTCTTGTTTGTGTATTTGGTATACATATATTTTAAAAAATTTTGATTGGAGGTTTTTAATTGG